ACACAGGATCAAATCGAGTGCCTTTGGCTTGTTCCATAAACTCAGGCGAAAAATCACCACCACCAGCAACACGGTTATATTCAATAGGTGCAATTGAAGCTAGGTTTCTATCTTCTTCAACACGCTTATCTTTAGCAATTTGCCAATTTAAATTAGTATTAAGCCGATCTTCTTGACGGCCGGCTCTATCTTCTTGACGGCCTAGGCGCTTCTCTTGTGATACTGCTCGCTGCTCTTGAGATCCTAGGCGTTCTGCTTCAAGCTCTCTTAAAGATAGGTTTTGCTTGTGAGACTGTTCATCACGCTTATCTTTTTCTTGAGCTCTTTTTTCAGCAGACTGCCTAAGATTCATTAGGCTATCGCTTTCTTCTGCCTGACGCTCTTGCTGCTTAATTTGCATACCTAGTTGGGAACCTTGAATGAACCCCTGCGCTAGTGATCCTAATGAGCCTGCCATAAATACACCTTTAAATTGATAATAATGTTTACTTATTCTACACTAGATTTGTGCCTAGGGTAGCTCCCGAAAACCTTCCTCGTAATAGGCTGGCACAACACTTCAATTACGAGTCACACTTACGAGGTGTATATGAACATAAAATCAAAAAAGCTAATCACCTGCGATATTGTTAGATCAATAATAGATTATAATGAAGAAACCGGATTGTTCACTTGGAAGTCCAGCTCTGGCGCAAGAAAAAAAGTACGGATACCACAAAAACCACGGTAGCATCCGCCCTCTTTATTAAATTAATGCATCAGCAAGTAAACCAATACCAACACCAATTGCAGCGCCAAGCGGACCACCAACGGTACCACCAATAGCAGCACCAGTGCCAACAGCCCCCATCGTTCCCGCCTTTTCAGCAGACTTTTTTTGTTCGTTAGACATTTCACGTTGCTGCTCAAGCGCCTCAGATTCTCCAATACCCTGAATTGCTTGACTTTTTAGCATTCTGTTTAGGTCTGTAAGTGCCATTAGTTACCACCTTGAAGTTGTGATGCCATCGATCCTGAAGCACCTAAAATTGATTGCTCTCTAAGATCTCTATTAAATAATCTTAACTCGTTTTCTGCACCAGCTTGCGCCTTAGCTTTTGAAAGCTCGGTTTGCTTTAGTGCTGATTGGCTTGGTGCGGAATCAACACCAATGCGTTCAAGTTGTGATGTTTGGTTTGCTTGCTGAAGATTAAATGCTGATTCTGTTTGACCAGGCACCAGCGCTAAAGAATCTTCAAGACGTTTTCCAGAGGCAAGATCAGAAGTAAGGCCTTCTAGAATAGGCAGGTATGACTGCTTATATCGGTCCCACATTGATCGAGCAAGTTTAGCTTGTGTTAGGTCAGCGATACTCATTAGTCAGTTACTCCAAATTTAGCCGCATGTTGCGCGTCAAACTCTGCCTTAGTCGGCTTACTACCATAATAACCAGCAGCAGCACCGCCAATTGTACCGGCTAGTTGTCGTAGTCCTGCATTCTCTTGCTGTTGAAGTTGTGCTTCAGTATTGGCCTTTGATGCTGCTCGTCTTGCCACATCTGATAAGCTTGATTGTGCTTCAGTAGCATCACCAGATCCAATGCGTAAAAGGTTAAGCTCTTTGTTTACTAGGTTACCCTGCAAACCTGCTTCGCCTTCAACTTCTGATGCTGCTCTAGACTCGCCACCAGCACGAGAAATATTAGATAAGCTTTCTGTAAACTTGCCAGAAGAAGGATCAACACCGCCAGCCGCTAAGCTTTTCAATGTGCTGTCAGTAGCTTCAGCAAATTTCTTTTGAGTATTAACACCTATGGCACCTGATACCTGATTTCTTTGGGTATCAGTAACACCACGCTTTGTGTCAACAATCATCATATCCTCAAGCGGCTGCAAACTTTGCTGAGAAATAGCCCATTTCTCAGTTGCAATTTTTGCCATTTCCTTTGAATACTCGGTCTCTTTTACATCATCTACGCCGCCCATAATGCCACCTTTTACAATTCAATAATCCAGCTTGATAATAGTTCGCCTTGTTCAAGTTTAGCCCAACCGCAATTCGCCGCCATCTTTTCCAAAGCCTTATTAGCAGTTGAAAACGTGATGTACTTTGCGCCTATTTCCGCAGCCCTAGCAGAAACAAAGCTATAACCAAACATAAAGCCGTTTTTTCTTTCAGAGTATGCGCACTCAATTTGAACACACAAACATTCATCAATAGTTCTAACTTTTAAAACAACAAAGCAATCATTAAAGCTAAAAAGGAACGCATCACCATTATTGCATTCTTTGATTATTTTATCTGCAAGTTCAGGATCACCAATTGAACTAGCTATATCATGTATTTTTTTTGCAATCATTAACTGCCCTTATGATTTAAATACTGCATACTTTGCTGTTTGTGCTGGAAGATATGGCGGTACAGGCTGTGTTGGGAATGGATTGCTTCCATCATTAAACCCTGATGTTTGCTCACCAGAAGTAGCTTGAACAACTATAGTTGCAGCAGTATTAGCCGGCAAAGTTATAAAGTATGGAGCTAATGGGATAGTAGCAAGCCCAGTATAAATAGTAGCGCCATTGTACAGGTATTTTATTTTTGGCTCATAGTTGTAGCCATAGAAAATAAATGATGGCATTTCAATTTTTCTGGTTAAATTCTGAGGTGCAATATAAAATGAAAAAATCGTTATATATTGATTTTTAACAAAATAATTACCAAAATTACCTTTTTCAGCAATTGTAACAAGCTCTGCCTTGTAAACATCACCAACTATTTTATTAGCATAGATTGTCCCTTTAACGTTGCAGTTTTCCTCAATGGTAACGTTATTAAACACGCCAGCATTTGCGTTTATCGTTCCCGTTACCGTTGCATTACTCATGGTCCCATAGTTTGCTTCCATGTTACCGTTAGCATCAACAGTAAACCGGCTACCTATCTCAATTGTTCCACCCTTTATTTTTGGCGCGGTAAGCGTTGCAGAAGCTTTTATGTTGTCGGCAATAACATCACCGGCAACAAGATCTTGTATTTTTGCTGCCTTGATATAAGCCGTATCAATAAATACTCCATTAGCAGTAACAATAAATGGATAAACAACTGCGTTAGATCCTTGGCTGCCTACTGAGAATTGATCCGCAATAATTGTACATTGAGATTTACCGCCTGAAATGGTTAACCCTATACCCGCTGTTATTGCGCCAACACTGGCTTTAATTCCCCACAATGCCTTGTAAGCTGTAGAACCATCAGCATTGATAGTCGCTATGGTTTGTGTATTTTGGCTAACGCTAGCAGTTAAGCTTCCTGCCGTACTTTCTACCGTAGTCAGTCGTTGTGACATTGATGTTATTGACTGAGTATTTGTATTAGCAGTATTGGTTACTGTCACAATAGTTTGTGAGTTAGTTGTTATGCTACTAGTGTGACCTGCAACAGTGGCACTAAGACTATTAACCGTTTCTGAAACTGCCGTTATCTGTGTTGCATTCGAGTTAGCTTTGTTACTAACCTGAACAAGTGTTTGTGACTGAGTTTGTATATTTGCGGTATTGCCGCTGATCGCTGATTGCTGAGTATTAACCGTATTTGTAAGCGATGTAATGCTACTAGAATTTTGGTCGGCCTTATTACCAACTAGCACTAGAGTCTGGCCCTGACTAGTGATAGAAGCTGTATTAAGGTTAATCTTGGACTCTTGTGCATTTATTGAAGTGGTAATAGATGCAATAGCAGCATCGGTACTAGCATCAAGATCGCCTATTGCAAGTATCGCTCCATCAATCTGACTTCCTTGTTGGACTAACGTTTGCGACTGATTAGTGATTGCAGCTATGTTGCCGTTGATATCTGAACGCTGAGCATTTATTACTTGAGTTAATGACTCTAGTGATTGGTTTGTCTCTGAGTCCAAAGTGACAATAGCGTTTTTTGTCTCTTGTATCTGGGCAAGGTTATCACCAATGCTTGCAGTGATAGTTAGTATTTGTTGAGCCTGAGCTTCAATATCAGTAACTATCACCTTTTGTTCAAGCTTAATTTCTGCAACAGCTTTACGCCGTTTAATGCCTTCAGAATCAACACCGGTAGCAGCTTCAAGGGCTGCTTCCTCAAGGATATCAGCGCTTACAGATAAAATATCCATGCGATCATTGAAGTTAACGACCTTTCCATCAACGTTTTTTATTTCTTGCGAGTTAAGCTTAGTTAGATCATCAACATTTTGAATATAAGTATTATAAACAGGTGTCATAAACGTTGTATCAATCTGCCCTCTAAGCTGATCAAGCAAGTCGCCTATGTCTGCCTGAGTCTCACCCCTTACACCATTTGTTGATTGAACCGGACCTTTAATATCTAGACGGTTAACAAATCTTACCCAATAGTAAACAATCTTACTTCCACCAACCTGGTCACTATATAAGTTTGCTGCAGTAGTCGATATCTTCACTGCTTGGCTAAAGTCGTCAGTATCAGCTCTCAACACTTCAGTGTAAGAGTGGCCGCTATAAGTTGGCTTGTTCCACTCAATTAAGATAGTTGAAAATCCACCAGAAGCAGACACTCCTTTAGGTACTTCCGGCGCTTCTACTAAACCTTCATCGGCACCACTTCCACCAGTACCAATGTTTACAGGAACAAAAACACCATTGGCACCCTTTCTCGAGGTTGCCAATCCCAAATCAAGAAGATCCCTAACAAGGACCGCTCGATCCATGCCATTACCACGCGCACCTCCCAATATCTCTAAGTTTTCATATATGACCTGAACCTTAGGATCTAGGCCACCTGTAGGGCGTGTTTGTCTTAACGAAGGTTTTGTGGCCATTAACTTTTAAGCTCCTGCTTTGAAGTCGCTAACTTTATACTTTCAATTCTTGACGTTGAAGTTAATTCAAACTGCCATTTGTCGCCACGTATAGCCGGAAGCGTGAAAGTCTTTACTACTGATCCAACTAGCTTATCCATGACTGCAATACCATCCACAATAAGCTTAAACCCTACCTTGTCCAAGTCATCAGCTATAATTCTGCAACAAGAAAAAGATTGAGATATCGCGGTATACTCTTTAGATTTCCAAGTTAATAGCTTTGCATTGGCACCACCTCTGAAATGAAGCACCTTGCCATCTTTTACAAGATAAAGCGTATCGTCCTTTGGGTCAGTAAATCCTGTTTGCCAATCTTCACTTAGCTGTCTAAAGTCGCCTTCGATCAAATCAAATATAAAGGCACCATTACTATGAATAGCAATATATTTGCTTTCATGGCGATACCCTTCAATAGTGGTCGGGTCCAACATTTCTCGCCATTGCATAGGCTTAATAATGTTTTCCGTGGCCATGCGAACGCCATCAGGCGCAATAGCGACTAAACCATCAGGGCAAGCATACACAACAGCAGGGCCAATATTGACCATCGATCGCTTAGATACACAGGCTTGTGCTATTTCAAGTTTTTGACCGGCAATGTTAGCAGGGCTAATGCCAGTATAAATATATGGGTCACCTTTTGTGCCAACAACTAAGCTTGTTCCAATAGGTTCAATAGCAACAATGTCGTAATCAATTGAGAAGCGATATTCTTCAGGCCAAGCATAAGGCAGGTAAACTTCAGAAAATAAAACCTGATTATCTAAGAATCCCGCACATATCCCATTAGCCATAGAGCAAAGCCCAAGCATTTCATCAGGCGGCATTGAAAATGTTTCAGTATCAAGCAATGCACCTAATTGGCCATCAGAGATCCTATCAATATAAGAGGCTTGGCTTATCGGAAGGTCTGCCACTCGCTGAAACTCAGATAGGCCGGCTCCAGTAACTGTTCTGTAAATTCTTACTCTCTGAATATTACTTCTATTAGTACCTGGCGGCTGAAGCAATAACTCAACTTCTCCAACATCAGGATTAGCTTCACCGGTTGATCCACCATTGGCAATAGCTATTGATACATAACCTCCTAATGCAAGCTTTGCATGGTCAATAGTGATAGATATGTTTATCTTTCCATTGCTTATTTCACTAGGAATGATGATGCCGTCATTATCTGTATCACTGGTAACCTCAACAATTGGTGCATCAGGAACAGGAGGATTAGCGCCACCGGTACCGCTTGGAGTAGGACCAACAATAATCGTAGCAAATCCAGAAGAAGATCTAACGCCTACATGGTCCATTTGCGAACAGGTAACATCAAGGCTATTACCATCAGCCGGAGCTGTTTCAGACCAAGTAATAATGCCGTCACCATTCCCATTCACATCAACATTTTTTGTGTAAGTGAAACCAAGAACAGCATTGCCCTCATTGTTTACAACTCTTATTTCAGTACCTTCATAGCTAATGGTGATATTACGCAAAGTGCCAGGATCTAACTCAACGCCAACAGGCGCACACTCTACTCTTGCTGAAACGCTACTGGGCTGGCCTTCTTCACCAATACCGGTTACATAAGTTATTAAGTAAAATATTGATACTGCACTTTCAACATCAATAGCCGGTGTAAACGAGTTAACAATAGGTGCGTTTTCTGGTGCAGGTATACCAAGTTGATAGCTGGTAGCCGGCAATCGTCCTACACCATTAAAGATAGTGTTGTAAGTGACTTTAGGATAATTGCCATCAGTCCAATAGACACGGCGATATGGGTCACGAGCAATAGGGCTTTTCATAACATCAACATCATTAGCCCAAGTAAATAGGTATTGGTCCTCGTACATAAAAAGCGTTTTACTATTAATTGGAACAGTATCGCCAGTATCAAAATCTTCATTGATGGGGTTTAATGTTCCATCATCAAAATGACAATCCATAGCCACTACTGCCGCAGTATCTGGCAGTAAGTTTGCAGCATAACTAGGAATTTCACCTTTGAACGTATCGAGCCTGATCATTGTCATGTTAATGCCTTAATCGTTTTGTGTAGGCACAGGAAAAAATCCAAGTCTAAAAGGAACCCATACAGAATAAAAATCATCTATGTTTGAGCTTGTAAGTAAAACTTTATTGCCATTATCAAAGTCCCACATTACATCGCTGCCGGACCTGATTAAAGACTCAGCAGCACCTAGCCCCCACATATCTTCTTTTGTTGCTGAACACATCACACCATTAAACTCAACGCCTTCTAGCTTTTTGATTCTATCAATCTCAGCTTTAGGCTTTGGCTCAGTATCATGCACTCTGTTAATGATAAACAAATCATCATCAATAGTATCAACAAAAGTGGCTAACGGGTTTTCTGTATTGCTAATAGGGGCAATGATTACCTGGTAATGCTTTCGGTAGCTTTCGATATCGATAATAGGACGAGTTGGCTTAGTTAATGGCTGGTACTCTTCATTGTCCTTATTATCAAGTTGGTCTTGCTCCCACAAGGCAAGTTCATCAACCCAAGATAAATAACCATCATGGTTAACAACAAAATAGTCCCACTCAATAGCTTTGCGTAAAGCAGCATCGATTACAGCCCTTGAATGCCGCAAGCCAAACGACTGCATTACATCATCAAACAAAACCTTGTCACGCTCGATTAAGGAAACCGTATTTTCTACAACTTCATAAAACTCACGAATTTCAACAGGTACATCTTCTAGTGATTTATACATAAAGTTAAAAGGAAATTACTCTCCAAATCTCCATTAGATAGTATTTTTAATCCAGCCGATTGGCTCTTTAAGTTTGTGAGTGACAACTCTTACAGCGTTACCGTTCAAGTCTATTAATGTATTAGCATTGTTTACAATATGTATTCTTGAATCATCACCCCAATCTGTCCCGTCCCACTTAAGCTCAGTAGCAGCATAGTTAATACCAGCTTGCAGATTAGTCTCTGTATTATAATTAAGAGCTTTAAATGCTGGTGAATAGTCAGTTGGTGGCCCAAAATTTAACACGCTATGCTCAGCATCCTCAAAACTATCTTGAGATAAGAGTCCATTTTCCCATATTGAGAATGAATGCAATGCTAATGTTCTAGACTGAATGCTTGTTTGGTTGCCTGATATGCAAATTTTATTAATCAAACTTTCTCCAAGAAGCGTCCCTTTTGTGGTTGCGTATCGAGCATTTGAGTAAACGCCACCTAATCCACTTGTACTACCATACACCTTAGTGTTAATAGTTGGCTCAGTTTGCTTAGCAAAGGCTTGATATTGATTAACTGACAGCAAGCTATTGTTTAATCCAACTATAAATTTGTTAGTTATAAAATTAAATTCACTACTAGTTGTACTCCATGATGTTCCATTATTTAAAGAGTAAACAGTAACGACTTGTGTGGAAATAGCCTTCCTAGATAATGAAGTATCTAATGGGCCACTACCTTCACCCGTCCCCAACCAATCACCTTCCCATCCATCCTTTAGTGCATCAGAAAGCAGGATATTAGCGGGGTTACCAATAACATCAGTTTTCATGAATGAACCACCAACAGAGGATTTAACATCCTCAACCTTAGCAGTATACCAAGGGTCTCCTGTATCATTACTAAACTGTGGGTAGTTATGAACACCAACACCTCGGTTATAAGGGTATGGTGAAACTCTTACATAACCACTAGATGTTGATACCGATCCGTATAGAATATTACCAGTAGCAGGTTGATACATGATAATAGGATAACCAGCTACCAAGCCATTCTCATACATAGGTAAGGCTCCACCAGTTCCACCTGGACTTACAGTAATTAATGCATGTGATGGGTTTTCAGCAGCAAAATAGCCAATATATGCATTATTAAAGAACTTGGTTCTAACTATTTTTTCAAACCCACGATAAGTGCCATTCTTAACTTTTGAATCAGCTTCAGAAAATTTTTCTAGCGTTGTGTGATTAGCTGAATATCGCATATCACGGCAAACACCACCTTGTCCTGATGCGTAGACAGCATCATAGTAGCGCCCATCAGGCCTTCCTGAAACTCCCCCAATACTTCCCGACAAGGCAACAATAGACGCTAAAGCAAATGCACTGGCTTTAGACGTTAATACATTCACGGTTGGTTCATACCAATACCCGTGATTATTGTCTGCTTCATTTTTAACTAACTTTGCTCCGCTTGGATTAAAGCTCGGGTGATAAGCCCCTTTATTAAGTCGGTTAATCGTTCCGCATACTAATAAGTAGCATTCACTATTAGCAGAAAGGCTAAATTGATTACCATCTTGCAATGCAGTAAATAGCCCATTATGAGGAAATGCATTTGCACTAGACTCATATGCTCTAAATTGACTTCCAGAAAATGACGAATCACCATAAGGTTGTGCTATATCATTTATACCTTGCGCTCTAACCCTGGTATTTGGTGTACTAGCAAGAGAAGGATATGACCATTGAGCTCCTTGGCTTTCAATTCTTGGCCAATCACCATTACCAGCACCAGCAAATGAACGACCACGAACACGCCATTGAACTAATCGACCATCATCTAAGAAATAAAGCTTATTCTTATAGTTAGCTAAAACCTTTCTTTTTTGTGCATCAGTAAGCGTAAAGTAATTAACACCTTTACCTTTGCTGCTAGTGTCACCATTAAACCAAGCATAGTAAGTTACAGGTCGATTACTTGAAACAGTAGCTATACCGTCCATGGTTGTTGCTAAAGATTGAATTAGTCCATTAGGGTAAATATAAGGATTTGTTAAGTTTACTTCTTCAAGAAATGATTCAAAACCCCACATATCAACACGGTCAGTAACTACCTCTAGGTTTGTATCAACAGCAGCAGCGTTAAACGCAGCAGTAGTTGTAGTATACACAACGTTAGCGCCAGTAGATTTGTTGTAAGTTGTTTTACCATCTGGGGCTTGAGGGAGTTTGATTACTGAAGTTCCGCTCTCAACTGCTCCTATCCCAACAATATCAAAGATCACCCCTGCAATATTACTTACTGCAAAATTAGTCTTTGACAAACCTAAACTATCTGCACCCCTTCCAATCCTAAGTTGGTTTGGTGAGTCCTCAGCAGTCCAAAGACCTTCATTTATCTCATTTAAGTGGGCGGCAACATTATAATGCTTACCAAAATGAACAAAACCACTAGCCGCATACTCTTCATTGTTCTGCGCTCGAATAGCTTCAAACTGAGCTTGCGACATACCAACAGCGTTAAGGTTAACTAGCTTAACCTCTGCCATGTTACCGCTGACATTTTGAATATCGTCCATATTGTTGCCAACATCAGCAACCAAGGCGATATTATTTGCTACGGTAGATATTGCACCAGCATTACTACCAACATTTGATAGTTCTTCTTTTAGCTTAAAGTAAGTGGTTAGTGTATTAATCTCACCATCAGGGCCAAGAAAATCAACAGTATCGGCAGTTGATGTATACCACTCATACATATCATCAAGACTGATTTGCTTTTGATTAATGGCCGCTGAAGCCATAGCGACCAGTTTTGCATTTTGGGTACCGGAAGCAAAACGAGCAATGGCATAGTTAATATTTGACGCTGATGCTTCAGCATAAGCAGTATTAAGCTTTATGTACTCACCCGTTGCATCACTGCCAATGAAGATGATTTCATAAAGCTTGCCACCACTTACAATAAACGCATCCCCTACAACTGGCTTATTGGGCGCAGTAGTGATGTTAGCACTTTGAAAACGCACTGTATCTGAGTTGTTAACTGTACATGTGCCTTGTCTAAACCAGCTATAAGACATTGTTGTTACTCCTTGCGATCCGGTGCAGTTGGTGACATTCCTGTATCGGCCTCAGTCTTAGCGCCCATAATACCCATAAACATTTGAAAGTGAGTGTTTGCCTTAACTTGCTCGCTGTATTCAAAATCCTTGCTATGGGCCATGTAAAGCATGTATTCAATAATTGCATTTGAATAAGCTGTATCAAGATCTGCAGGTTCTTCTATTTCAAGAATATCTCTTATAGGCGGGATAGCAGAATAAACCATATCAACTTTTAATCCAGCGGTTACACCTGGGAACAAAAAGAAGAATTTCGGCTGGCGCTCGTCATAAACAAAAGCCTCGGGTATGCTGTCAACTGTCCCATACCACTCAGGGTAAAGCTCTGTTAACTGTTTTTTGTCTCGGCTTCTAATTGCATATCCAGCAGCGGTATTCAACACATCAATCAATCTTACACCATCATCAGGCATCGACTGTCTAGTGCCTTGGACGCAGGTAAACTCAAAGTCCACCACATTAGCATCTGGGCGCATTGTTACCACTGCGCGTTGAGCATCATTAAATGACTCTAGAAGCTTGTCTTTAGGCCAGTGAATAAACCCATCATCTACAAGCTGATTGTTTACGCGACCAATTATGTATGAGATTTTATCTTTTGCCATGATGTTTACATCCAGTAAGAGTTTTTAATTTTAGGGTTGTAGTAATTCCCGTATTGCTCTAATACCATTCGCCAAGCTTTGCGGAAACCTTCTACAAACAGTCTATTATGATATGCCGATTGATTGCCATCAGTCCAAGATTGATTAGTTTGCAAATAGAGCTTAGCAGCAGCACCATGAGCAATTTCTTCCTTGAAGTCATTCAGTATAACCGGTATGTCTTGACTGTCATTTGGTATGAGCCAAGGCACTATGCGAACGCCTTTGATATCATCAAGGAATATGATTTTATCTTTTGAGTTCTGAATATAATCAATGCCGCGATCTAAATTGCCATCATCATTGTAAACTCTTGCCATAGCCCAAGGCGTGACGCTCGGCATTGTTACCGTAACATCAACCTCAACACCTTTTACAACATCGCCAAGAGTAATCACTTCACGAACGACCTTAGATTCCTTGCAAAAAATAATGGCAGATGAAAACAATTCATCTGCCATAACTAACTGCAATGGGCCTTGGATCATTTTACGGAGTTCTGGCAAGAAATCCTTTATGTCCATGGTTCACCCCTTATGCTTGTGGTTCCGCGTTAGCTTCATCAAATGCTTTACGAACACGTACAGCAAGATCAATCTTATCTTCTTGCTTGCCACCGGCATCAATAAGTCGCGATACATCAAGTTCATTAGCTAAGCAGAAGGTTTCGATCTCAGCAAATGTGAGCTTAAAGATATCAACTAGTTCGCCATCTAAATCAATGACTGTCTTTTGATTGTCTAACTCTTTTTGCTGTGCAAGCAATAGAGCTTCAGCTTCTTGAGCTGCCAATTCTTCTTCACGCTTACTTTGTTCAGCGAAAAATTCGGCAGTATCTTTATCAGCACGAACGAAACAATCAAAAGGCAACAATGCTTGAGCTACCATTAAAGGCACTTCAACAGCTTCGCCGCGAGGGAATCGGATCTGAGGCTGATAACCTGATACGGTATCGCGTTTAACCGCTTTAGGGCCAACATACATAACAGGCGTTGTTTGTGCGCCTTGAATTAAAAAGTTTTGACTTTGCATCATCATTCCTCGATAGCCCCTAACAACGTTAGAGGCATATCAGTAGTGTTACATTGTGCCGATAGTTAGGTATTCAACAGTAACGACTAGCGGGGCTGAACGCGCACCACCTTTCACCACTGCAAATACTTCCATTTCTTCAAACTCAGTTTGAATAGGGTAAATATCTTTAACAGTAAACTTAGCATTTACGTCTAAGTCTGCAGCTAAAGTAGTTTCCACACCGGCTTTTGTGCGCATTTTAATATCGACAACAACAGAAGCAGCAGCAGCGCTACAACCAGCACCAACTTTTTTAATCGCTAAACCAGCAGGTAAACGACCAAAAACAACTTCGTCATTAGCAACAGTATTGGTAGTGCATGTACCAACGGCAGTTGCCATATTGCCATGGGTACCGCCGTAAAAGCCACGATGGGCCGAGTTAGCTTGAATAGTAGCCATAATGTTTGTATCTCCGAATTATAGCCCCGATAAATTACCCGGGGCGAATATTAGCCTTAAAGACCTTTAACAGCAGTGTCAACACAGATAATGCCATGGTCACGTACATAACCATCGGCATGTTCATAACGGATTTTAGCAAGACCTTCAAACCAAGAGATTGAAGCCTCAGTACCGTTACCGTGATCCACCGGACCTTCCCAGTAGCTAAACGGAGTTGAGTTACCGCTTGTGCCATAGAAGTCACCCATTGCCTGCGCGCCAAGAAGGATCGCACGTTCAATGTTAGTGCCAGCCGTTTTATCAGCAGTAGCAGCCGCTTTAGTGTTAGTACATACCTTAACGGTTGAACCAGTTAAGAAACGCACCGGACGGTGATACTTCTTAATCAAGATATTATCGACCATGATTGCATCACCTTTGAATAAGGGATGATCAAAGCCGGCGCCACGATTAGATGCCTGGGCTAACATGTTGTTATAATCTTTTGCAGTTGTACTTTCCTGCATGTCTTTCCACTGACGCGGAGTAAGGAACATTACATGGAAAGGTGAATCAGCTTGCATTGTATCGCTGCCATACTGAACGGCTTGCAATGGGTTGCTTGATTCGTCTAAATGCATACGAATGTTTTTGATCACATCAATAGTGAACACATCGGCAGAATCAAGAGTTTCAAAGCTAGTCGCATCACCACCAAAGAAATGACGGTCATAAGTAGGCGGTAACACATCGTTAATCATGATCTTGGCAAAGCGAGGGTCACCAGATAAAGGAACCTTTGTTTTGCTATCCATCAACTGACCACGCGCACCAGCAAACATGTAAACCATCTTTTCGTCCATCAGCTCTTTGTAGTAGTTGTTAAGCAAAGTTTTAGCAATGCCCTTCAACTGCTTAGAAGTACGCTTCTGTGACATACGACCACCGATATCAACCGGCTTACGGATTTGGTTAATCTTGGCTTCAAACTCGGTTTTATCCAAAGTTTCGCCGCGACCTTCAATCTTTTCATCACCAATGAAAGGTGATTCGTTTAGTTCGTGGAAAACGTCCATTGATACAAAATCACCAGCTTTTTTATTTAAGTCGGTAATACGTACAATTGGCGCACCCTTTTCGGTCTGGCTTGAACTTGAAGAACGGATGCTTGTTGGTGCCGCACCTGTTAGTAAGTTCTTGAGTGAAGGTAAACGGCATGTTTCAGAGAACATTACCGCACTAAAGACCTTTTCATTGCCTGGTTTCATAGCCATAGTTTTTTAATCCATATCATCTAATAGGGCGTCCAACTCCTTGGGAGTCAGCTCGTCCATAATTTTAATTAAATCACTACCGGTTGCAGCTCTAGCGCGCTCAAGCGCATTGCCCTTACCAGACTCAGCGTGACCAATTTCACTCGGGCTTGCTGGTGTCTGGTTTTCCATTGCCTGTTTAGCCTTTTGAGCAGCAATAGCTTTGATTTCATCGTTATTATCAGTGGGCTTTTCTGGCTCCTTACCGATAGCACGATTAGTCCTAGCTAAAACTTCATCAAGCTGAACCGATAGCGGTTTGTCCTTGAAGGATGAAGAATTAGTAACTTGAGTATAGAAATGTTCAAGAGTTTCTTGTTCGTCACTACCCTCGTTATCCATGATTGCTTTAAACTCAGGACGCTTGGCCACATAAGCTTTGTAATCATTGAAACGTTGTTGATCAGGCTGTGCCTCAGTCTTAGGCGCTTCTTGCTTAGACTGTTCCTTGACTATGCCTTGCTTGCCTACTAATGCTTTTAGAACCTTCCCAACATCACCGTATTCATCTAGTGATTCAAGAAGTTCAGGCGTTAGTTCAATATCTTCAGGTAATTGTTCAGGATCAATACCCGCACTTTCTAGCTGCTTCTTTAATAGAGCTGCTTGGCGGTCATTCTTCGTCAGCTTGCCTTCAGCTTCTTGACGTAGAAGTCTTTCTTGCTCCAGTGCCGAACTAGCTTCTTTAGCCTTTGCTCGAGTGGATTCAAGAACACCATAAGGTATTTCATGCTTTCCATTCTTAGCGATAATTGCCAGTAGTTCCTTTGGAACAATAGCATTACCGTTATCATCAAAGGTTATTTTACTCTCAATTCCTTCAGCAATATCAGCAGGGGCAGACGTATCCCCAGCCGTAATGTCCTTCTTCTTACCATCTTCTGATACAGCATCTTTGCTATCAGGCTTATCACCTTCGCCTTCATTGGCACTATCATCATCATGGTCTTTAGTTGAATCATCTTCGGCTTCGTCATTTTCGGCTTCAGTCTCGTCAGCTTCTTCGTCATCAGACATTTCCATTTCGTCTAATAAACTCCAATCACCTTCGAGCATTGCTTTCTTGAACTTTTCATCATCTATAGCCATTTACGTAAATCTCCAAATTGTCATTCTATCGCTATGACTGCGAACTGTATGCGCCATGCACACAATAAAGGGAATGCCCTTTGTTCTATGCACGATTCCACCAGCTAATGCTGGTGGACCTATCTAGTTTACTGCTATACCACTCATAAACCAACTAAACTATCAACTCTATGGTCTTGAGCTAGTTAATAGGTCAATACGTTCGTCTAGTCTGAACGCATAATTAACCATTGCGGCTAGTTGATACTTCATGCTTGATTGCTCGGCCCATTCAAGAGTGCCAAAGATAGGGTTATCTTTAATAAACTTGTCTAGGGCAACAACCTTTTGGTCAAGCTCTTTTGACTCTATCTGCATACGATCAAGGTAGCTTAGCTCAATAGAATTGCTCACATCATTAATAATGCTATGCGCAAGCCTATAACCTTCTAATTCCCAAAGCTTGTTCTTAGCTGAAGCCTTGGCCTTTTCAATGCCGTACTTCTCGCCTAATTCTTTATTGAAGTTGCGAGGATCAACACATGCCATTATCTCAGTCGATAAAGTAAATTTGATATGGCCCATTGGTAAGTATGAAGTAACTACCGTTGTTGTTGTACCTGTAACAACATGGCAATCAAATTCTACACTGGCTAATAGCCCCTCAATATAATCTTTAGTTACCCGTGGGTAAGTAAGTCCTTTATCGATAATCTCTTTTTCCATTGCGCTATCTGACATAGTTAAGCCCTCTTTGTTAATGTTTATATAATAGACTATTTAATCAATGCTTTAAATCTGAACCTGTGCAAGCGCTTGATTCATCTTAGCAATAACGCCCATACTATCTATAAGCTGTTGATTAGATTGAGTTTCAAGCTCTGTAACTATCTTAGCTGTTTCGGCTTTAGTCTTGCCTATGTCGGCATCTTCGGCCTGAAGCTTCTTAGCTTTCAAGTCTGCATCAGCTTGTTTGCTTGCTGCGTCAGCTTCTTCTTTGAATACTTCAGCGGCCATCTTACGCATCATCAGTTTTTGTTGCTCAGCTTCAGCTTGTGCTTGCTGCTGCGCTTGTTGCTGTTCTTCAGGTGTCATCTTATCAAAGTCTTTCTTAACTCCGATGGCAGAGCGTACACGGCCCAAGAACTCTTGCTTGTTTGGAATATCCATCAAGCTTAGGACCATATCAAGTGTAGCTAACTGAACTTCAGGCGGCAATGTACCGATAATTTGTGTTAACTGTTGTGCCATTTGAGCTTTAAACGTTGCAGTCTGCTGTATTGGTGCCAAGGCAACATTAGCTCTTAAACGTGAGATATTGTTGTTTAGCTTATCTGAACCTGCATCGCTTTGGTTGATAATGACTGTCTTGCGGCGATCAGGCTGGTCTTTGAATACGGTTACCGCAATATCTCGCTGCTTGCTCATATCTTCAAACATGAAAAGCATCAGTAATCGGTTAACCTGCAGTCTTGCATAACGATGGTTATCATTAATTTCAGATAGACCTGTGCTGCCCTGCTCAACCAATGAAGCAATAGCAACGCCTGATTGACCTGTCGTTCCTTCACCGAGCATTGCATTGTAGATACCAGCACACTGCTGAATCATTTCTTGTGAGTCTTTGGCTAGTGTGAACTGCTGTGGCGCAATACCAACATCACTACCGACTTGAAACACTTCAGAAATTGAAGCTCTATTTCTGCGATCAGGGTTGAGCTTTATAATGCCATCAACCTTATTAATCTCAGTCTTAACGTCAGCAACGCTCATATCGGTTGCATCATCATCCATTACCACTGATTTGTTGTTTAGCTGTGCAGTAAGCTTGATATAACGGAAATTAACTGCGTCTTGTGGTGTGATCATGTCGGTGATCATACCCATAGGCATATTGTTCGAGTCTTTTCGATAACCCCAGAATGGCACTAAAGGATAGTTGCCTTGTGGTGCATCGCAAATTTTATCACGGCACTTAATAGGGCCAACAAACCATGCCTCACGAATATAACGGACAGGTGAGTTTTTGAGCTCAGCTTTGCCCGAGGCAACCAAAGCATTATGTACCAGGTTATTTGTGTCATATTCTTCAACACGGCCATTCTGTAAAAACATCATCATCTTTCGTTCTATCACAGCGTAGTAAACAATCTGCAATAGGATACGTCTGCGCTTCTCTTGAAACCACTCAGTTTGAGAACGGCTAAACGTTTGGTACTCTGCCCATGCTGCTTGGTAATCGACTTCGTTACCTTCTGCAGTAGTGAAGCTAGTTTCACCAATGAATTTTTCCCAATCGTTATTTACTGCTCGGTTAATCAATTCTTTCTTGTCAGGCATCATTGATAATGCTTCATCAAGATCAAGCCATCGATCGCGCTTTATCCAGCGGCAATCGCTCATATCACGTTGCTTAGTGTTCCAATCCCAAAAAACTTCGTCACGATGAACAAAGAGGATTTTGTAAGGTGTTTGCATCGGGTATGGGTTTCGATATACCTCGACCCAACCCAAGCCGGCTTTAATCATTCCGGCATAAGCATCGGACTCAGCCATATCAGCATCGCATAAGCGTCTAGTGTCTTTGTACTTTTCATTAACGGCTTCTACTAGATCTTCAAAATCATCGCTTGGTGTGTCGGATGAAATAATCATATCGGTACGGGTGCGAGCTTCCATACCTAAAACACCGTTTACAGTAGGCTTAATCAGGTTATAAACAAGTAATGGCATTCCGGCATCTTCAAGCATTTTCTTAACTTCGCTTGGTAACTGTTCACCATCATAGTAAGCGCAGCACTTTCTGGCTGGCGTTCTCCAATCTGGCTGGACATTAACGTCACCCATCAAATCACCAAGCTCTTTTGTCGTAAATGTTTTCATCGCGCCATCCAGTTTGTTTGTTTAGTGGTTGTCTCGTCACTTCGCTTAATGCGCTTCGGAGCCTTGGATCTCATTTGTTGAGCAATCATATAGCTCATAACCTGATCGTCTTTAGAACCTGACATAGCATTAGCCCTACCTCGCTCGTCACGCACATAAGTATAAAACTCACTTACTGTACCGGTCCAACGAATACCGCTTTTTTCATTCTCTAATAAATCTTCCATATCACTAATAAGAATTTCCTTACTTACTGCTGATGTTTGCCAACCAATGCGCTTGGTTTCTTCATCATCATCTTCACGGTCCATGTATTCTTCAAAGTAGATATGTTTCATTGGGTAAACAGCTCTTAGCCTATCAAGTACAGCGTGGCCATGATTGTTGCGCTCTACACCAACATAAGAATAATTGTACCACTCGCCAACGTGTTTAATTAAATCTGCAAACTTTTTAGGCGGTATTTTCCCAAACCAATGCGCGACTTGAATACCAGTATCTTTATGAAGTATATCAAAGCTTGAGTTATCGCCATGCTCTAAACCTTCGGCAACATCGGCACCGATCACATATTGCTCGTCTTTTTGTGGCACTTCCCATACTAGCAGATAACCAGTTGTAGCCTTAGAGGTCTTATCTGTATAGCTTCTCTGCACTTGAGTCATATCAACTTTGCGATTGGCTATCTTTCTAACTCCTGAAGTCACATTGATATCGTAAATAAGTAATGGACGCTTAACGCCGCCCTTGGCCACCATAAGATCATCGTTCTCAAACACCTTGCGGCCTGATGTTAAGAAGGCTTCTTCAGGGGTTGACGGAAATTCCTGCTTCATCTTGGTTTTTTGTTGACGCTCTTTGGCTATATACCAAGCCTTGCGCTCGTCTGGTATCTTTTTGCCTAGCGCCTTCTCAAGTGAAGTAAAGTATTTGTACTGCACCTTTGTAAGCAGCAACCCGCGTTCTGGTACCGGCATTGTGTATGTTGGTTCATCCCACCAAGGGAAGAAGAAAAACTTAAAGTCGATATCTGTTAGCGGAATGCCAGCATCTAATAGTTCTTTAGCCTCTTGGCACAAATCAAAGTAATGACCTGCAGCACCTTCTGCGGTTGATTCTATGAATGCAATGTTACCTGGATGCACTGCGTTTAATGTACCGCTCATTACCTCTTCAGCTTTATCTTCACGTTCAGCACATATCTTAGCGAACTCGGATACGTGAAGAATGTTTAGCGTACCTGAGCGGAATGATGTTGATACGGTAATGGTTGAACCGTTGTCGAACTCTATTTCATCACTGTTGAGCCTTACTGATGGTATTGTTCGCTTTAACCAATCAGGCAGGTTCTTATAGGGGTAAAGTATCTTAGTCCTGAATATCTTTCGCGCTTGATCTCGGCCCTGTGCAATAACACCACACTCAAGGTCGGCATTGAATAAAGCTGAATCTAGGATAAATATCTGTATTGCAGTTGAGAACCCGAGCTGCCTAGCCTTCAGTATGATATTAAAAAACCATAAGTGACTAAACAGGAAGCGTTGTGCGGCATTCATACGGAACAAAACCTTTCTACCGCTCTTGTCTGTGATGTAGTAAAGATTGTTCAGTCGCCACCATTGGTCACTTAGCCTAGCCTTGATATATGCCTTCATATCAGACTTGCTCATGGTTGCTATCTGTTCTTCGGTAAGCCAATCTTTCATTTGATATTCCGGTCAATTAAATACATGCAAGCAAAGTATATAGGCGCACTCCATTTGGCTACTTCATTTAAGCTAAATGCAAATGCAAGAGGAACTAAGACAGCGACATATGCCACTGAGGACATAAGCAACACTTTCCCTTCGCGCTTAAATTGCTTCGTTTGAACGACTGTTAACTTGGCCATATCTATTCCAAAATATAAAAAGCCTAGAGTTAACTAGGCTATCAAAGTTTATTGTTGAACTACTGGATCACTATCTTCTACGTTAACGCAACCGATGGCAGCAAGTACATTACCCATAGCATCAATAGTGCTTTGAGATACGCTGCCTGTGATGGCGTGATCATTGAATGCCACCAGCATAACCTCTGCCATTGAATTGGCAACCTCGTGAGCATTGGTCATCATTGCTTTCATGCAATCACGGCAATAGAAGGTTTCGCCTCGATAGGTATTGCCACAAGTAAGCGTCTTGCCTTCGCTAATTGGTTCTTTGTAACCACATGGTATCGATGATTCGATACTAGCCGGTTTAACTTCTTCTTGCTCATAGCCAGTAAGCATATTGATAAGGTTGGTGGCTTCGTTAGGCTTAGCGTCAAATACTGGTAATGGGCTTGACTGCAGCTTACCTAGTAAATCTTTAAGAACAATAGAGCTATTGCCGCCTGTTGGTGAGGTGACAATAACAACTTCATCCTTTGCCTTGTTAAACTCAGGAAGTCCAACGCCACTACTTCTCATTGCGATGACTGGTTCATACTTACTTTTGTCGTTGTTCTGTGTCATTTGTGTGTGTCCTAGATAGTGAAAGTGATTAAGTATTCAATGTAGTGCGCAAAAATAGGGGGTTAATACCCTAATCTAGTCGTTATTTGTGCTTATTCTTGCAATTCATCATACAAGCGACCAAATTCGTTTTGAAGGCTATCAAACTTTTTGCCGCCTTTCGACTTGGCTATATTGTATGCATCAACAAATGCACTGGTAAGATCAATGTTCTTCTCATATAGCCTAGTATTTTCTGCTTCAATCTTATCAATATGCGCTTTAATTCTTGAGCTATCATCTTGCTTGCTGTCTGCTAGCATCGCTCTAGCATCTTGCTTGCTGTATGCTACAGCATTGTTTAGTAATGATATTCCAGTGATTGAAACATCGCTTACGCCATTTGCTTGGCCATTTGAAACCGCCGCCCGAGCTACCTGCTCTGTTAATGACTGCATTTGCTCACCAGTAGAAATATATTCATCGGCTTGGAACATAATCTGGTAGTTATGTGACGAACCATTGCGGTAAGCTTGATAGAACACTGCGTATGCTAGTTGTGACATGGTTATTGATCCTCTCTCTTGGTCATTGATGGTAGTAAATCTCTGCGTTTTTGTATCTCTTTGACTATCTCGTCAATTTCTTCGCCCTTGCTTCCATGCTCTAATTCATACGCTTTAGCTTTCGCAAGCTTAGTATCTGCCTTGTACTTATTGGATTGGTGCAACGTAGCTTTCGTCATCGCCTTGGTTTTAACTACATTCGCACGTTCTTTGACGATCATCACCGATGTAAGCTCTATTTTCTTAATCGTCATGGCAATATTTTCTATGCGAGTAATGCACCAGGATAAGGCTTTATCAGAGTTAGCAAGCCTAGCTTCAAGGCCTTTCACCTTCTTCTCTAAGGTTTCGTTGTTCGGTTCTTTCGCTGAAGCTGCCGCCGCATTGTCTATTTCATCTCTAAGCTTGACCATATAATCAAGGGCTTCTAACGCTTTCGACCTGTAAAGAAGGAGGTCATCGTCTAACGTTCCTTGAGCTGCTAAGTCGAGAAGTTCAGGATCAAAGTATTTACTATAAATTGAGTGACCTTTTGTTTTCGATGCTTCAGGTCTGGCCAAGTATTCGCTATGTGTTTTACCACTGTGCTCTCTAGCCTTGGTCCCATCTGGTAGGATTTTCCTTTGATCCTGCTTTGATCGATCATTAATCTCTTTTAGTATCTTAGGCATTCTCACTCTAGCGGTGTTGTAATTCACGCTATCACGCATATTACAGAAACCTTTGATAGTTAAGTCTTTTTTAGTTTCTTTCAGTACAAGGTACTCTTCACAGATGACAATCCAAACGTCCTTGCCTCTTGGTGTTGCGTTCTTAGTCATGATCACCTCTTATGCTATGTGATCGATTATAGTTAGATGACCATGATTAATCTACAGCAGCATTATTTATAGGCCATAGTAATAAAGTCGCTTATGTGATTGACCATCCTTTATATTCGCGTCTTTCCCCACTGATAACCTTTGTCATTGAGCGCCTATCTAAATTGTTTATTTCGCAGAACTCTGACAGGTTGTAGATTGTGACAATAACTTTGTTAGGCGATGTAATGCTATACGACTTGGCGTTAGCTTTGATTGAGTTGTCTTTAAGCGACACAAACGAGCAAGCTTCAGGGCTGTAAACCTTATTCCCTTCAATCTTTATGTCTTTATCTAACTGGTAGCCTTCAATATAGTTTTCATCGAACCACTTAGCGAAGTTTTGGAAGTTATGCCACTCAATGCACACTGAGCAGCCTTTGTATGAAGGGCTTCTTCTTAATGATGATTCGGAATAACACCTTTTGAACATTCCACTCCAAACCTTGTACGCTTTAGTGTCCTTTCTGTCTTCACTTGCTTCGTAACCACCGACTCCAATAAAGCCGATGTTAAACAATGATGGGGATAGCTTATCTCTAATTAATCCAGACCTAACACTAGCAGCTGTGGCTTTATCGCTTACGTATCCAGTGTTGGCAAACTCAACGGTGATGTTCCTTGAGTTTTTATACTCAATAACTTTGAATAGTCCTGAGCTAGTGGATTTGTGGATTGAACCGATTTGAATATCTTGGGGGATCTTTGGCTTTGCCATAGTAACCTCGTGATTGGGTTATCGTGAATGAAGTGGCTGTGCCAAGCTGGTTCACGTTCCAGCCTTTCCCCCGCTAAAGGTAGGCACAATCGTATTTTAGCATTAAATATTAAAAAGCCCACATTATCGTGGGCCTTTTTATTGCTTGGTTGTTACTAGTCGTTATCTACTGGCGATATCGATACATCAGCATCGCCAGTGATAACAGGTATCAGCTTACATGCTGGCAGCTCTATAATCGCTGTAGCGCTTTCTGTCCATGTTGCACCAGTGATATCTATTGCAGGTTTACTATCTACACTGATTTGTAGCTTAACCTGCCCACCGACCGCAGCGCGAACTACAGCCATATATTTTCCACTTGCTATGACTTCTTCTTGTGTTAATTTCATTTCTACGCCTTTTTAATAAGTAATAAGGTAATTATTATAGTTTATTTATTGTGCACTATAAATTAAAAAGCCCACGTTGATAGTGGGCTTTTGTTGTTTAATGCTTCTGTGATTGGTATACCCTTTCTCCGCGGTATAATTCACCATCTTTAATGTAATAAAAGTGAATGATATCCCCGTCAATGCGTGTTGGCCTAGGCTTAGCTTTTGGCCTTAGCCGGCTTTTAATATCTCCGACTAAGATAACAAGCATTGGTACACCAAAGAATAAACTGAAGGTTATTAATCCTGATGTAAGCCATTCCGTTTGTGTCATTGGCTTACTTCCGCTTGTTGGAACGCTGTTTAATCGATACCTGGCGTTTTCCCTTTGTAGCATTTGGGCCTTTATTTTTGCATCGAGTGGTTCGGTGCGCTGTCATGTACTCATTGGCATAGGCTTGCTTTGACTTACCAAAGAGTGAAGTTGAATTGATACTGGCCATTGCTGCCATAGCGAGTGATACTAACATTGTTTTTTTCATGGTTATGCTCCGTTGGTTAGTTGTAATCAGTAGTCATGCAAGGCGCAGGATTAAATTCATCAAATGGCCTTACAAAACTAATCATTGGCACTTGGTAATGGTATCTGCTGCCCTTAAATAGCTTTGCACCTCCTATTGACTCTTCACTTCGCAATATCTTCCAGAGTTCGCGCCAGTTTGTTGGTGCTTGCTCACATTCCATATCTTCTTCAGTCATAGAGTCATCGTAATACTCTGCCTGTACTTCTTTGGCGCTATTGGCTAGAAACACTTCTGATTCTTCACCAAGCCAAAATAGCTTACGGCCCTGCATAGCCACATCGAATATCATTTGCTTTACGCGCTTGTTGTTCCCTTTACTCATTTTAATTGCCGCCTATGTTGATTACTTGTGGTTAATGGTCTTGCTAGTTTTGATTCGTGCAATGTAAGACGCGTTATTTAGGTGAAAACTACTAATGCCAGTGCCAGAGAGGCATCTAAACAGATTGTTACCCCTAGAATGTTCATGTTAATTTTAGGCTTCATTGGGTTGGTACTGTTATTAACGATATGAAAAAGTACCGCTATAAGTGTAATTAACATTACTCACCACCTTGCTTTAAGTGCATCAGGCTTTTGCCTATGTTTGTCATTGCTGAATGAATACGGCCCTTTTCGCTTTATCCCACTTGTTAGGGCATTTTTCGCAGCCAATGGTATTGCAAGTTCCAATGATCAAATCCTTCATTCTGGCTCTAACGTTTTCTAATTCAGTCTGCATGGCCTATTCCTTTTTAAAACTGCTTTCAGGAAAATCAACAACGACATTGCCATAACTATCTAGTGTGATCATTGCGTTTTCAATTTGTTTTACTGCATCAAATTCACTATGTTCAGGTCGGCGAACTGGCGCATCAACAAGACTGCTAGGCATAAAAACTTCAATCCAACGCCTTTCACATAAAACTCGATTAATATCAAGCTTTCCATTTTCAGTAAAATGCTTAACAGCTTGGTTAATAGCTTCAACATCGGTTAGTCTAACTCTCATGCTTTTCCCTTACTTGTCTACGTCACAGAAAATTGAACGGGTTCCTTCAGCATTCAACATGATTAGCTTATTGCCACAAAGCTTATGCTTTACGTTGCCGCGATAATATTCAAAGTAAGATACAGGGCCACTAGTATGGCATATCATTACTGGCGAAAACTTAGGTGATGCACTTTGATTTTTGCATTTCATGGTGTTGTTCTCTCATTATATATTTAAGGTGCTGAGCGTTTGCAGGGCTAGTAAAAATGGTTTTTCCATTGGTGATAAATAATCGATTAGATGAAACCCCATAGCGCTTATTCCACTTTTTTTGAACTCTTAACCCATAGGCCTTGCCGACCATCCAACGCTTGAAATTAAGCTTTCTGTTTGGCTCAAGTGTAAAGTCTTGCATATATTCTGATGCAACAACTTTAAACCCATTAAGATGAAAATCCATTTTATACCCCACTGATTAGGCCCACTGGTTAGGTGGGCCTTGTTAAAAATCAATCTTCTTTTTTTGGTCTGCTAACTTTGACCATGACAGCATCTAGGGCATTGATTAAGCCGCTTTCTTCAATCGCCTGTATAATTGCCTTAACTTCTTGAGGCAAATCTTCCTCGATCTGGCAAATAGGGCAATCACATGGCTCTTTATCGCCTTGCTGATCTTCAGTGCTTGCTGCACTAGCTTTAGATATTTCAGCATTGCCACCAGCTTTTAAAGCATTAAGCTCTTTGTCCATTTCAACAATGGTATTGCGTAACTCTAAAATAGTTTGAGTTTGATCAAGTGAAGAACGCTTCATTGACTTGATAGCTTCATCTTGGTTTTTGGCTGCGTTATTAAACGCGCTTATCTGTGAAGCATGCTGGCGATGTAGTTCGCTAATATGCGATACAAAATAATTAGTCACTTCTTGGTTTTTATTTGGCATTGCTTTTTACTCCGGTAAACTTACTAATTAGCTTTTTGAATATGCCTTGCTTAACTGCTGGCTTATTCCATTTTTTTGATTCTATCTGCGCTTGCTGCTGGTATTGACCATCTGCAATAGCATCGTCAACAGCTCTTGATACAAGGCTTTTTTTCACTTGATATTCACCTCTAATATTTTTGATTTGAATGCTAATAACACTTGATTAATAGCTGATGCCTCAGTCATTTTTTTAAAATACTCATTGGCTGCGGCATTACCTTGATCGCCGAGGAAAATTAAACGGCGTTCACCTCGGCCAAACACGCGACTACTAAACTTGATAGTGATCGCTGGATTGCCGTTTACTTGCTTAATAACAACTAGTATCTGGCCTATTGCTTCTGTTTTATAAAGCTTTGCAAAATCTAATGAAGTTGTCATGGTATTGCCTTAAAGTTGAACTTCGTTGTAAATATATTGATTTGCCGCTGCTAAAGCTTCTTCTTCTGTAAACTCAACGCCGCTAGCAACCTCGCCAGCATTGGTACAAACTGACCAGTAAACAGAGCCGCTTTCGTCATAAGGATCGGTTGATGCATCAATGTAAACCTTGGCACTATTGACTAGTGAAACAACACGAGATTCATCATTGAAAAAACGAATAGCATTTTCAGTAGCATCATTAAGATCTTCGCTGAAAATCTCAACTTCATAACCGCTAGCGCCTATTTGCTTTTCTTCGATAGTTAGCGCTTGAAATAGATACTTGTTCATTAGTAGCACCCCTTAACCATTGGGTTAGATTTAACAATGTTTGACTGCTCACGCTTAGGTAGCTCATGCCAATAGTCAGCCGCTTTGTTATGAGCTGCTTCCTGTTTTGAACCGCCGTTATCATCAGTAGCAGAAACGATAGCATCATACTTAGCGTTCCAGCTTACAAAGCTATTGACGTTTGTTTGATGTTTTTTGTTTATGGCTTCAATTTTCATTGTTAAATCCAGTTTAGAGAGAGGCTAACGCCCTGCCGATATGATAACTATATTACATTTATAATCGTTTAGTCAAACTTTTAATTAAACGATTTTTAGATATTAAAAACGGGCCGTAGCCCGTAGTGTTTAAAGTTCAAACTGCTTCTCAAGATCCCTAATTTCATTGCGCCGTTCGATTTCTCTTAGCGCTTTACCTTTCTTGCTTTCGGACGCCTTTGCTTGTGAAGGTATTACTGAATCGTCATAGAGTTTAATCTGAAATCGACTTCTAGCAAATTCAACTGGCATCTTTGCCATGGCTATTACTCCTTTGGTGATGTGCTTTCAATGACAAATCTCACTAGCTCAACTGACAAGACAATTTGAGCTAAATGTATAAAGTCACTTGTATTGTGGCAAATGGATAAGTCACTAGAAACCTTTACACCATTAGCAAAAAAAGCATACTCACCTTTTTTATTGCCGTATTGTTCTGGATCAGCCTTTTCAATAATAAACACATTGGCCTTGTTAACTTCAATAACGTGTTGTAAATCATTGTTAGGCATTATTACGTTAGTTATGTATTTCATAAATGTCCCTTATGCTGCAATGCAAATTCTTGATGGGTTTCCGGTGTTGGCCTCAACAATAGCTTGCGCCATCGTTGGCGGCACTGAATTACCAACTCTAGCTACCTGACTTTCTTTTGACAACTTCTTGCCATTGCTATCATGTGAGATTATATAGTCAGGTCTAAAGTTGTGTGCTGCAAATAGTTCATGTGGTGCTAGCATTCTCATGCCGATATCAACTATCTGGTATTGGGTTCCTTGTATTGTTACTAATGCAAATCTTTCTCGCGTTGTAACGGTGTGCAATGGGTTTTCACAACTAAGCGCTACACCATTGCCATAATACTCAACCAAGAAAGCCCTAAGTTCTCCTAAGTGATTTCCACCAGCAGAAATAGTGTGAAGCGGTTCATCGACTCCATGACCAATATTTGTCCCCCTAAACTTAATCATACTGCTAGTTACAAGTGAATTATGATCAGTGGTAGTTACTGTGTGCAAAGGATCTTGAATGTCAGACCCGGTAACGCCTGAATAATGCTTAGCAATATGAGCCGATACCAAGGCAAAATGGCCCCCTTTAACTGAAGCACAAACCGTTCTTAATGGTTCGTCAAGTCGCATGTTGCGCTGGCTTGAACCGTTTGCATGTTCTGTAATAAATGGCATTGATGCATGATCCGGCACGATAAAAGGATTTTCAGCGTTAATGACAAACTTCTCAATACCCTTGGCTATTCTTGCCATCGTCTTTTCTGCTAATGGTTTTTTGCGTCCAAAAATTGATTTTACCGGTATTGACCAATCAATAATGTTTGCAGCCGGTATCCAAGGAAGCAGCTCACCAGACTGCACAGCTTTTGTTTTTGGGTTTCCATGTGTTTGCTTAGGCCATCTAATAGCTTCGTTGTCATTTCTAGCAACAAGAAAGAAGCGCTTTCTTATTGTCGGTACGCCATAATCACACGCTGAAAGTACGTTATGCTCAACATCATAACCAAGCCCCTTAAATAGCTTTAGCTTTGCGCTAATGTCGTATTGAATGTTAAGTGCTAAACACATTTCACGCCATGAGGAGTGATTAGGTGATATTCCCGTTGTTAGAGCGCTAATAAATGCATCGAATGTTTCGCCGCTTAGTTTTTTATCTGGCTTAAAATTACCATCAGAATCTTTAACTAGTGGGCCCCACGTTTTAAATTCTTCAACGTTTTCTAGATTTAGCATTCTAACCGGCACTAACATTGCCCACTTAATAGCTACCCAAGCAAGGCCGCGAATACTTCGATCAACTGGCGCACTGCCTTTAGCTTTTGAAAAATGTTTGCAATCAGGACTAAACCAAGCGATGCCAACTGGACGACCACGACACGCAGCTATAGGATCAACGTCCCATACTGATTCGCAATAATGCTCTGTCTCAGGGTGATTCATCTTGTGCATGTCGATTGCCGCAGGATCATGATTGATAGCAATATCTACATGAGTGCCTAGCCCTAAACTCATACCCTCACTTGCGCCACCGCCACCAGCAAAATTATCAACTGATATTTCACCAGGTTTCAAATAAATAGACTGATTCACTATTTCTTCTCCCTGCATTTCTTACACGGACGACCAAGCGCACAATGCTCTTGATACTCAGTTTTAGTTATAAACTTTTTGCATTTAAAACAAATTGGGCTTAGAGGTGTAGCGGCAATGATCTTGTCTTTTTCCCACTCTGCTAAATAACCCCAACCACCTTGCTTATCAAATAGCTCATAACAGAATGAATCATCAAACTCATAAGGAACGGTTGAAGCTACCCAACCGATATTTAATATCTGGTGTGGGTTGCATGTTCTGATTAATTTGTCGTGCTGCTCATTCAGCTTGTCGCTAAGCAATTCACGGCGATAAGGATGCACGAAGTTCATTTCCTCAGATTGAATATACTCTTTGCCATCTTGCGATCGACATAGTACAGCCAAGTACACATGCCACTTAAAGGCTATTGAGTGAAGCGCTTTTACAATTGTTGGCCCTATTGGTACAGGTAAGCCAGTTTTCTTATCTAAAGCGTGGGTTTCTTTTACGCCGCCAATGAAAACTAACAATAGATCCATAGTCCCGTAAATTGCAGTATTAGAAGCGCGTTTAAGTTCGCAATGTTTCTTTGTGCGTTTTTTCTTTATTTTAGCCACGGTTAGCGCTCCTTGTTTCTGTATGAACAAAGGCCAAGTATGAGCTAGGCGATACAGTCTGCATGATGCAGCAAATAATAATATCCATATCACTAGACTCGCTTGAAAACTCAAGATCAGCCTCAAACTTATAAACGCCTACTCGAGTGATGCTGCATTCAACTCTCGCTTGAGTTTCATCATTCCAAGAGTGCTTTAGCGCTGACGTTGCAGCATCCAAAAGACTGCTAGCATCTTCAATAAAAAGAGTTTTTGATTCACTTACTTTAGCCATGATTAGTTGGCCTCCGATATCTGCTTTCTGATTGTGTCGAGGATATGATTAGCCAGAACAGGATCTAGGTTCTCATAATGAAATGTTGATTTTTCAAAGTTAAACCAAACTCGCGCCATTGCGAACTTAGCTCTTAGTAATAAGCCTTTGGCTAAGGGGATTTCTTCACCATCTAGCAATACTGATATTACTCGGCCAGATTCAGCGGCTTTAAACTCAAGCCCGTATATTGACTCTAAATCGTTGAAGTATGCACGTTTAGCCCCTGCCGAACCCCAAGCCTTGCCAAGCTCTAATATTTTCTTATCTAATTGATTGTTCATAATTACCAGCTGTATAGCTACGCCCTAAGTAAAAGCAATACTACTATTATTTGATTTAATGTCAAGTTTAATTAAACGTCACATCGAACTATATTTGGGCATAAAAAAACACCTCAATTGAAGTGTCTTTTTTTACTTATCGCGTTTTAGTCTTCATCAATTAAAGCGCACTTCAAAACCTTTGGTTTGCCTACTGCAATAACCCACCAATTAGAACCGCTTCTCACACGACCACGCAAAGTAGGATCAGGCTTTTTTAAATTTACGGTTGCGTTGAACATGCCAACCGACTCTATATACTCACTTAGTTTTTGCGGCTTCAAAGCGGCCCCCTTTAATCAAATGTTTAACTTAACGCTATAATAGCATTAAAAGCCCCTAATGAAAGAGGCTTTTAACCTTGATGTTAAATGCTGCCAATAAACGTTTTAGTCACACAACCTCTTTCATTAAGTGAATCAATGATCAAGTCTTTAAACTCTTGAGTCATTTCTTCTTTAATGGCTTCAAGCTGAAGCACACGCATGACCAACACTGGCTTGTCGCCACCAGTTAAGATACCTACTCGCATTGTGAAGACTCGCTCCTCTAAATCGTTATACGGCTTGCATTGAAATAAAACTAAAGCTGGCATAACCATTGACCTAGTTGCTTCGATTTTTTCTAAGTCGCTCATGTGAGCTGAAAAATCACCAACTTCACTTTCCATTTTCTTAGTTGCTTCAATAGTGATTTTGCGCACTGCTGCTGCTGCTGCCATAGCCGTTAATGGGTTACCGTCAATACCTTGAACAGTAATAAAGTCCTTCCAATCTTCCAGCCAATCGGACAAGTCTTTTTGCTTCATCTGAGCGCCATCCACTCGAAGCATTGAAATAAAAGCAGCTGTTTTATTTAACGACAATAAAGCAGTGTGCTTTTGGTGTAATGGATGCTCAACATCACCAAGATCAATAACTGTTTTTGCATCCATTTCTGTATCACTAACAAAACATGTAGCGCCATCGTTATTAAACAACTCAACATAATTAATGTAATCAATAACGCTACTTGTTTCAAAGTTGCAACGGTAATGCTGGCGAAATGGCATAGCCGCTTCAAGTGACGAAAGTTGATAACCTTCAGGGATCAATACATGAGGGATTTTTGATGTTGCTGTCAATGAGTGCTTAATAACAAGCTCAGTATTTGCATTTGCTTGTAACATTTCTAACGCGCTTTTTTCTATCATGGAATATCTCACTTATTATATTAAATTGGTGCCTATCTTCTGGCGATAGGCTTGCCGTATTACTTGGCTAGTTAGATGAACGGACCAAAGAGAATTGGCCGTCAAATTCTTCACGCGGGGCCGTTTCAGTCATAACACCATTTTTGCCAACATACATTGGTGTTTCTGATACATCTTCTTCAGTTTTATTACCACGAGCCGTTGGCGTTTTGTGACTAAGCTTGTGGCTAACAATAACCTGGCTGTTTTCACCAACTTGTTTCAAAGTAAATTCAATAGTCACTTTACCGGTTTTGCTTCCACGACCATGAAGCACTGTGCCATGTGCCGCTTGACTTAAAAGTAATGCTAGTTTCTTTTCAAGAACGCCAGCCCCCAATGCGCCTAAAAAATCTTGTACGTTTGTTCCGATAGATTCTGACATTTTATAACTCCTGCATTATGGTTTAATTAATTAAAGGTTTTTAAGTGTTTCAGTAGCCAGTTCCTCAAGTATGGCTATTCTTTTTTCGAGTGGTTGAATCTCACTAATGAGTCTGCGTTTTTCGTTATGGATTAACAACATTGCACCATTGTCTGAATGGCTAAATATAATCGTGCCACTACCACACGTTACTTTAATGCCATCACCAATTACACGTTCTGCGGCAGAAATAATCGCCTCTACAGATACTAGCTGGTTTCTAGTTTTAACTAATAGAGCTATTAACTCTTGTATTTTGTCCATCACTAAACCTCAATTAACAATGGTTTGATTAAACTTCTTGGCTATCAATGACTCCAAAGTAAACGTCAAGACATGCTTTTGTATCAGCCATGGCGTTATGGTTACCTTCCATTTCAACGCCTTTAAAGTGCTTATATGCATCTACAAGCTTGACGCTTTTAACACCCATTGATTTTTTAGCCATCATCATTGAACAGTGGTGATCTTCTTTGACAGCCCACTTTTCCATAGCTTCTTCAGATAGGTAACGCTTACATGCAATTCGTACTATCCGTTGATCAAAGGTTTTGTTATAGGCGACACGCTCATGGTCACCGCGCATGGCTAAAAACATTTCAAGCGCTTCTTGTTCTGGTATGCCTTCCTTTTCAGCCATTTCCATAGTGATACCATGAATATCAATTGTTTCTTGTGGAATTTCCCAACCGTCAGGCTTAATGATAACGTCCATGCTATCGACAACTTCACGTGTTTCAGCATTAACAAGCTGTGCGGCAAGTTGAACCAGGTGCGGCTGGCTTGGATCATCGCTTGGGATTTTCCAGTTTGGGATTCCGCATGTTTCTGTGTCATAGCCAAAAATCAGCTTTTGAACTACTGGCTTAATTTCTTGAGATTCTTCGTGTGACATATTGTTCCCCTTTGGCGGCATTACACCGCCTGTGATTAATTAATAATTAACGTTGTGGTTTGAAAGTGTAGCAAGCAAATCATTAAATGCTTGCTCCTGCACTTGATAATGAACGCCCCAACCTCTTAGATCTGAAAGTAATGCACTAATTGGTTCAGGCTCAACAAGATCAGAGGCGCGTTTCATTGATGCAAGCACTTCTTGTGGATCAGCTGCTTTCTTTTCTTGCTGAACGGGCTCTTGATATACCGCTTCATCTTGAACATGGTGAGTTTCATCATGTGCAGCATGAGCGTTATTTTGCATTTCAAGTTCGTGTGCCGCTTGCTTTTCTGCTGCTTGATGGTCGGCAATAGCTTGCTGATCGCTGGCATACTTTTCTAGAATATTAGCTTGATCAAGCATTTTTTCTAAACGGCTAATAACATCAGCTTTCGCTTGCAATGCTTCTTCATAACGTTCTTCAAATTCATCTTGAGGAACATTAAACTTGCTAAGCGCATAAAGCTTTTTAGCTATAACGTGTGAGGGTTCACCCATCATATCAAGCGGTATCATTTGAAGTGTGCTTAGGCGAACACCAATAACACGAGCTTTTTCTTGTGCTGCTGCTGCTTCGTCAGAAATTCGTTTAGCTTCTGCTGCTGCTTCATCAGAAAGGCGTTTAGCTTCTGCGGCGTCTTCATCAGCTATGCGCTTGGCTTCTGCGGCTTCTTCTAGCGCTTTAATTCTCGCTTTCTCTGCCGCTTCTGCTTCAGCTCTTAAACTATTGCTTTCAATCTTCTGCATTAGAATTTCAGTCAATTCTTTGCTTACAGATTTAAGCGTTTGCATGACTTCGTGAATGATATCTTTGTGAAAATCTTCTGCTGAAGTATTGCTTACCGTATCTATAAGGCTTGATATTTCATTAGTGTCATCAGTTTCTTTTGCCGTATCAATAAAGCTTTTTATTAAATCAAGCTGGTGGCGCTGCTCGTCAAGCATTTCTTCATGCTCACGCTTAATTCGAGCGGCTTCGTCTTTGTTCTTTTGGTCCTGAATTTCAAAAGGCTTTACGACAACATCAAATATTTCTGTTACTTCAGCTTCCAAAGTATCTGAATACAGCTTTAAGTTATTGGTAAAGTCGATACGGCGGCGAGAAATAGCCTCAACAAGCTTGTTACGCTCTGTGCGAGTTTTACGAGCTTCTTTGAATGTTGCTTCATCTGTCATATCTAAAACAACATCAGACGGGAATCGTTCACGAAGCTTTTTAAGTTCTTCCTGAGTAAGTTGATCTTTGAATGTACTTTGAAGAAATTTACTTTCCGCTTTTTCAGCCGGCGTTAATTTAACTTCTGCTTCTTCGTTAATGGTCTTTTCCATGTTACTTGCCCTCTATAGCGTTGATGCGATTTATTACCGCTTGTTTTAAAGTCTTGTACAAAGCCCCTTTATCAAATAATTGATCTTGGCATTTGACTGTTAATTTCTCTCTAAGCCTATCAGCTACTTTGTGAACTGCTCCGGGATCTGGTATTGAATCAAGGTTTTTAACCTCTTTTACTAACCATGCATTAACTTCAGCAAATCGAGTGGCCACGTTGTCTTTTGCTTGATTCTCTAAAGTTTCAATTGTTTCTAATTTAACTTTCTCAAACATTTCAACAAGGTCTTTACGGCTGAATGAATTGGCCCAACTAATAGCATCAAGATAAGCAGCTTCAACTGAAATAATTAATTTTGCGCTTTTGATGGCTTCAACAAACTGACTCGAATCTAAACCGGGTCGAGCCCAATCAGGTAAAACTGGTGGCACCCAATCAATGTTTGCAAATTTAGATGACTGCTTGTTTTTGTTATCTTCGTAAACCGTCATGTAATTTGTTGCATCATAACGATTCTCACAAGCGTAAACAGTGGCCATCTCAGGCTTTAAGCGGTAAAGGTATCGACCAATACCAAGCAATGCGCCAGCACGTTTAAGCGCGCCAGAAGCACCACCTTTTAACGCTTCGATATCTGTTTTTTGCGCTACGTCTTGGCGGGAAACCCAACGGCCATCTAAAAATACTTTGAGTGTGCAAACAAAACCATCACCGGCCATTGTTTCATGCTGAAAAACTTCCCATCCACTCACGCCAAAAACGTCATCAAGGCGGGTTTGAATTGCTCGGCCCGTTATGTACGGCTGAACGATCACCCAAGGTCTACTCGATTTTGATAAACCACTGCGCTGAACACGCCATTTAACATCTTCGATAGGGAATGGCTCTTGCAAACGAGCTTCAATTGATTGCTCAGACATTATTTAAGCTCCCAAAGATATGGAATTTTGACAAATGGCTTTGACTTAATATTGCCTTCACCATCCATAAATAAAACTGAGTTATCACTAACAACAATTCCTGTACTCATAAGTACAGAGCAAAGGCTTTCATCTGCATTTATTTCATACTCAAGTTCAATTACTGCTAAACAACTTGCATCTAACTCTTTGTGTGAGTCCTCTACGCTTTTCTCTGCAGCTTCAACTCTTTTTTTTGCTTCAGCCATGCTTTCAACAAGGCTGGTATTTAATGTGATCTTTTTCTCTGTCATAACGATTGCCTCTGCTTATTAGAAACCTCTCAACGTTTCCGATGTGGTGAACTTTAAAGAGTTATATATTTAAAGTCAACGTTTAATATGACGAAATACAAAATAAATACGCACTATATTATTAAGCCACCACTTATGTGGCCAGAATGAAAATATATACTTTTTGTGTATACTTTTATAACTGTAACTAATACACTCCTGAAATGTTTTATTTTGAGGTCAATAATATGGATTTAAAAAAGTCTTTACGCTTAGCTCTTGCGCATGAGGGTATTAAAAAGAGTCAATTAGCTGAAAGGCTCGACACTTCTAGCCAGCAGGTATCGAACTGGCTTAGAACAGGCAAGATGAAGCAGTCGAGTATTGAGGACGTCAGCGCGGCATTTAATATGTCAGTCAGTCAATTTATTGCGCTTGGAGAAAATAGCTAATGACTACATTTCTAAGCGTCCCGAACTGGGATGAACTTCAGCACTATAAGGATCGAACGCCACCTTGGATCAAGCTTCATAATGAGTTACTTGAAAACTATGAATTTGAGTGCTTGCCTGATGCTAGCAAAGCGCACCTATTATGTATCTGGTTGCTAGCAAGTCGCACCGAGAACAAAATGAAACCTGATCCTAGATGGATAGGGCGCAAAATAGGAGCTAATTCTCCTGTTGATTTAGACTCGCTTATTGCTTCAGGTTTTCTTCAATTAAATCAACCGCTACAAACTGTGGAGCATGATGCTAGCGCTATGCTACATACTGTGGAGCAAAGTGCTTGTACAGAGAGAGAGGGAGAGGAGAGCAGAGGAGAGAGATATAAAGACATGTCAGCCAAGGCAGACGCCGACAATGATCATGTGATCGAGCAAGGTGATCATGCTGAGCAGCCAAAGCCGGCTAACAATGATCATATAGAAATCTTTAACTACTGGCGTGACGCTATGAATAAAGATCCGGCAAAGACTTCTTTCACAGCCAAAAGGCTTAAAGCGGTTAAGGCTCGTTTAAAAGATTTCTCAGTCGATGATATTAAGACGGCTATTTTAAATTGTTCTAAAGATCCTTGGTCAATGGGCCATAACGATCGAGGCAAGCCATTTAATGATTTAGAGCTTATTTGCAGAGATAGCGGGAAAGTAGAGAGCTTTCTTATTGAAGCAAAACCAAAGCCACCAGCAAGAAATATTAACTCAATAGGCGATGATTTTAGCCCACCAGCAGGATGGAAATCACGATGAAAAACAAACAGCAGAAAGAAACCGATGTAGCCATCGGGCTAAAGCAACGAATTGAAGCTATAGCCAATTATTCAAATGAGGGCCGCAAGTATAGCAAGGAAGAAATGCTAGCCATCCAAAAGTTAGAAAGTGAAGCGGCAAGCAATTTGGCATGTGAAAACAGAAGAATTGCAATGACCAACAAGGCCGTTGGGCGTTCTGGCATTCATCCGCTTCACCAGCGTTGTACTGTCAGTAATTTTGAAGCAAATACACCTGATAAAGTTATTGCCAAGAAATTTGCCTACGAATACATAACAGGATTTGAAAGCAATAACGGACAAGGCTTTATATTTAGCGGAACACCTGGCACCGGTAAAAATCATTTATCTGCAGCCATTTGTAATGCGCTAATAAAATCGGGTAAGTCATGCTTAGTGATCACAATCAATGAAATGATGCAAAAGCTAAGGAACACATACCACAAAGATAGCGCCATTACTGAGGACCAATTCATACAGAGTATGATTAACTATGACTTACTGGTGCTTGATGAAGTTGGTTTGCAGCGTGGCACCGATGCCGAACGCTTAGCGATAAATCAAATCGTTGATCAGCGTGTATGCCGAATTAAACCGACCGGAATGCTTACTAATCTAAGTTCTCAGGATCTTGAACACACTTTGGGTGAACGTGTTATGGACCGAATGAAAATGAATGATGGCGAGTGGATAGCGTTTAATTGGGAGAGTTACCGCCGATGAAGGAAGATATTATTGAACGAATGAAACGGCTTTCTATTGCTGGAAGGCAAGCCGATATACCACCAGTGCAAGAAGTTAAAAACACTAAGGTCGTTATCAAAAAGAAAGGTTACTTAGAACGTTTACTTGACGAGGTTGATCGAAAACATGCAGCCAACAAAAAAGCCAAAGCTAATAACAACAACCGGACCTGAGCCATTTTATGGTTACCCTCGAATTTGGTTTTATCGAAGCCGAGCAAATCAAGAAACAAAGTTCATTATGTCTCGAATGAATTTCATACCAGAACATTTGAAGTTTGAAGTTTGCGAACAGTACGAAAGGCTATACAAGGGCGGTAAAGGCAAGAAAGAAGCAAATATATTTCTTGATACTGAAGCACGTAAATATAAAAAATAAATTAAACAATTTAATCACAAGGTAATAAAAGATATGGCAACTGCAAATTCAAGAAGAAACACAAACGCATTAAAAAGCGATTTATACACTACGCCACATTGGGCCACTAACGCGCTACTAAGCAGAGAAAAGTTTGAAGGTGTTTTCTGTGATGCCGGTTGTGGCAAAGGCGATATATCAAAAGTTCTTCACGCAACAGGACATGAAGCGGTAGGAGTAGACCTTTATGATTGGGGTTGGGGAACCACAGGGATTAACTTTCTTGAACATCAAACCAAGTACCCTAACGTGATCAGTAACCCGCCATTTACCTTGCTTGGTGATTTTATTAAGCATGGCCTTGAGATAGCAAGCAACAAGGTCGCTATATTTGCCAGGATCAATGCGCTTGAAACTCTTGGTCGATACAATTCAATATACAAAGATAATCCACCAACTAAGGTTTATTTGTTCTCTAATCGCGTTAAGTGTTTGAAAGGCGGTCATGATGATGGCGATTCTTCCGCTGTGCTTTATTGCTGGATTGTATGGGATAAGGGCCATAACGATTGGGATCTTGGGGCTAACAGACCAACACAGCTATTGTGGATTGATGATCAAGCACCTAAAAATGAAAAGCCTAAGTTTGATGTTAATGCGCCAGCACTTCACATTTCAGACGTTAGAACGCTTCTTGATGAAACCTTAGCAACATTCAGATCAACGTTTGCTAGTGATGATGTTGAGCGTAAACATATCGTTTCTGTTTCAGGCGGTAAGGATTCTGATTGTGCTTATGCCATTGCTAACATTGCCACAGAAGGCGATTTTGAGGCTATATTCTGCAACACAGACAACGAACACGAAGAAACGCTAGCATTCGTAAGGGATTTACATAATAACGTCGGAAATGGAGCCCCACGAGTTACAGAGCTAAAAGCTAAATTTACTGAAGCTCAATTCCAGGCTCGACGCGAAAAGATTGTTAAAAACTGGTCTAAGCCATACACGATAAGCCAAGGAATAAGAAAGGGCCAAGTTATCCCGCCAATGACAGACAAGCAGATATATGACGCGCTTGAGGCTACGCAGATGACAGACAATGCAATGCTTAACTCAATGTTGCTTCATGGTGCCATGCCTTCAAGACAATCAAGATTTTGTACTGAAGATTTAAAAATTGATGTGGCAACAAATCAAATATTGCTGCCGTTGCTTGCAGAGTTTGACGGCGAGATCATCAACTGGTCAGGTGTTAGGGCTCAAGAGTCTGAAGAACGCAAAAATTATAAATGGGTTAGTGAAGATCCTAGAGGTGACGGCTTTTTGTTTACGTTCCTGCCAGTACACAAATGGTTAATTCAAGACGTATTTGCTTTGCATAAGTATTTGGGGTTTAAGCCTAACCCGCTATACATGCGCGGTGCAGCAAGGGTTGGTTGTTGGCCTTGCATTATGTCGTGTAAGTCTGAAATAAGAGAGATCGTATCAACTACGCCTGAAAAAATAGTTCAACTTAGAGAGTGGGAAATTCAAGTTGCCAAGGTTTCTCGTTATACGATTTGGCAAAAGTCGCTAACTGACGGTCAATACGATTTGTCTTTCTTGCCTCAAAGAGTGAAAGCAGGGCAAAACGTTCACGATATGGTTAATTGGGCTATGACTGATCGCGGTGGTGATGACATTGAATATACCGGTGCCGATATGAATTGCAAAATCGGTGATCATATATTTTGTGAATAGAAATTAATTATTAGCCCCGATAACTTCGGGGCCAATAAACAAAAAGTATAAAGGCATTATATGAAAATTAAAGACCAAGCAAGAGCAGCATTAGCGCTAGATCCTTTTGCAACTACATTTATTTGCGATAGAGTTTGCAAGGTCGAAGGTTGCAATTGTTACGTGCGAAGAACTGCAGGTAAGTTTAGATGCGTAGAATGTGCAAAAGTTTACGAGTCAAATTATCGAAAAGAGCATTTGAAAAAGCTTTCTGAATATAATCGTAAATGGCACAAAGACCATAAGGATTATGTTAACACCAAGGCAAGGGCCACTTACCAATTGAAAAAGGAAACCAAACTTTGAGCGACCAACTTAAATTTGAGGTTAATATCTCAACGCTTGCAACTTTCTGGCATGAGATTAAGCGCTTTGTTAGGCCTCGCAAGCGATACCTGATCACAATCAAAGAGTGGGAGGCAAGATCCCTACCTGCTAATGCTCAAGTTCATATTTGGATAAAGCAGATTGGCGAGTACACCGGAGAGGATATTAAAACCACTGAGGCGCGGTGTAAGCGCGATCATGGTTTAGCCATAGCTTTATCTGGTGAAAACGGTGCAATGCTTTCTTGGATGCTTGATAAGTTGAGATTTGACAACTTAACTGACGATCAACAACTGAAAATTATTTCAGCAATGGAAATCACAAGAAATTTTACAACCAAAGAACACAACGCATATCGCAATAGCATCCAGCACTACTGGAACAACCAAGGGCTACAGATTGGATATATAAACTAAACATTTAGTTGAACGTTTATTTTATTTAGAATATGCTTGTTTTGTCTTTAGAGAGTGATGCCAAAAAAGACTATATGCCAGAAGCATGAAACCATGACACACGATTTTAAACCCCTTGCTAGGTGCCTAAGTGTCAGGCCGCATCAACTAGCAGGGGGTTTTCTTTTTAGGGGGTTTGTATGCCTATAAGCGTAAACGACATATTTAAATCAAACGCTGGTTTAGAATTTATAGTTATTAATTACGTAAATTATAAAAATATAGATATAAGATTTATTTCTAGCGGGTTTGAAGTAAACACAAATTCAGACTTAATATCCAAGGGGTCGATAAAAGATAAGCTTAGCCCAAGCGTTGAAGGAGTTGGTTTTATTGGTGATGGGATATATAACAAAAAAAACAATCCAGACGCTTACTCTTGCTGGCAATCTATGTTCCAAAGAAGCTATTCAAAGGTATTTCACAAAAGGAATCCAACATACAAAGACTGCTCTGTCTGCTCTAGATGGCATAACTTCCAAAACTTCGCACCTTGGTTTTATGATAACGTTTCTATAGAGAAACACTCTTTAGACAAGGATATAAAAGCAAAAGGGAATAGAGTCTACTCACCTGAAAAATGCTGCTTTGTATCTAAAAAAGAAAACAGTCAAAACGTATCAACAATGAGGTCAAGAGTTTTCATAAGTCCTGATGGGGAGTATGTTTTAGTCAAAAATAAAAATGAATTTTGCAGATCGAACAACTTAAATGCTGGATCTTTGAATAAAGTTGAAAATGGAAAGCAAGCACACCACAAAGGTTGGAGGTTCAGTCATGAAGTTGAAGACTAAAAAGATAAGAATGAAACCATGTAAACACTGTGACGTTAAATTCCAGCCAGAACGACAAATGCAAGAAACTTGCAGCGTTAAGTGCGCCATTGAGCTAACCAATGTTAAGCGTGAAAAGAAAAATGCCAAAGACGCTGCAAATGTTAGAAAGAAGGAACGCGACGCGACTAAGGCCAATAACAAACGTAAGCGTGAATTTACCGACAATGACAAAAGCCATCAAACAAAGCTTACGCAAGATGTGTTTAATAAATGGATCCGTACCATTAGGGATGCAGACGAACCATGCATTAGCTGTGACACTGAATCAATTGCTGGTGGCATTGGTGGCGCTTGGGATTGTGGACACTTCCTATCTCGTGGCGCTTGTCCTGAGTTGAAATTTGAGCCGCTTAATGCTTATAAGCAATGTAAAAAATGTAATGGCGGTTCTGGCCGCTATGCTCACAAAGCTAATACAGTGGCCCAAGAGTATGAGCGCCGGTTAATCATTAAAATAGGGCAGGATAAAGTTGATTGGTTGAGAGGCCCACACGAAGCAAAGAAGTATACTTGCGAACAGTTACGAGAAATCCGAGCGTACTACTCCAGGTTAATTCGTGAGAATATTAAAACTGATGATGATAGACCATATAAATAGGAGTGATAACCATGATTGAAATGCCACCTGCACCACCTACGTTCTGTCAGGCTTCAGCCAACTTCTCTAAAGTAGTTATGGAAAAGGTTATAGCCGGTAACGCAGATGAAGTCAGGGGAACTTACTTTGCTTACAACGGTGATTTTAATATGACGATATTGAAAAAAGCACTTAGTAATTATGTTGAAGAAAACCCGTTAACACCTAGCGAGTTTAGTATAAAAATTTATGATGATTGTAAAGCCAAGTAATAAAAAGCCCTCTAATTTGAGGGCTTTTTTTATTGGCAAATAGAAATGTAAATTTCATCATGCTTTAGTATTTGGTCCACCAGCTTGGGCGACATTACATTTACATCGCTTTCAGTTGGCGTAATGACAAATGCATTTAAGCAGTAGCTATTGTGTGAACTTGCGCAACCGCTCACGCTTATCACTATCACTAAGGCTATCAATTTTTTTAGAGACTTCATTAGCTTTTTTAACATCATCTAAAACCCCGTTACTTGCATCTAACTCGGCTTCATTTTTACCGCTAGCTTTCGCATTAAAAACCAAAACCAATATAGCAATGACAATAACGGCAACAATGATGGCTATAACAATAAGCTCGTTCATTACTCTGACTTCTTAATGTTTACCACACTAAATTTGTCCATGAAAAAACTAACAAAGCCTAACCACTTTTTATACGTGGCCACGCGCTCGTCGTCTTTAGTGTCTGGTGTGACACTTGCCGACTTTTCTAACACTGCAACAATTGTCGATGCAAAAGTAACTAACGCACCTACAATGATAAAAAACCACTCTACATAGTCCATAATCTAGATCCTTAACCTTTTACGCGCCATTCAATGTACGCATTAACATAGTTTTCAGGTGACGCTTTACCATCGTTGGTGTCGTCGCCATCATCGCCGCCATTATTCCAATAGCATTTAGCATAATCACCCATTGCACATACTGATCGTGGTAATGGGTTCTTGTCCATAAGCAGGTAACAACGAGCTACAAACACAGCATAGCGATCATCAGTTTCTAATGATGCAAGGTTGCGCTTAATGCCAAGTTTAGCAGCTAGCTTATTTATTGAGTCGCAATTATCCCAAATTGAGTTGTGCGTTATTGGTTCGATTTGAAAAAGGCTTAATGCTGGCCCTGTAATTTGCTTACGATATTTCCCCAGACCAGACTCGTGTGCTGCAATCATGCAAAGTAGCTCGGTTCCTTCTGGCTTATACCGGTCCATTTCTCGCGTAGTTTTTTCTATGACAGCTTTTAGATTGCTATATTTCATTATGGTTTCCCCGATTTACCAAAAAAACGTTGGATTATTGGCATGGCCACCCAACTAACGGTTTTGTTTATGCCTAGGCCACATAAGCATGAAAGTATCATTGTTTCTGGAAATGAGTTGCCACGGATAACACCGATAGATACAAGCATAAGCCCAAATATAACCGCTAAAATCATTTCACCGATAAATGCCCTTAGCTTAACCTTTTCTTCATTAAGAAGGTTTCTGGCAATAACAGCAAATGCAAATGTAGCCACGATCGCAATCGTGTTAAGTAGGTCATTATTTTTAAAATCCATTTGTTCAGCCTATTCTTCACCTACTAAAAAGGTGTTTTGCAGTTGTGTAAGGATAACTCTTTAGAGGACATAAAAAAAGCCACCTATAAAGGTGGCTTAAAAAAAGCAGAGAGCAACTAACTTTATAACCAAAAACAAAACGCAAGAGAGATTTACATATTAGTCATTTATGCTTAATTGTCAAATGATATGTCATAGCTAATAAAATGCTATCGCTTTGCCATATAATCATTTTCATAAGTCTTATCAGGATCTAAAAGCTTGATTGCTTCACTTGTAAAAGCCATTTCAGCAGCATCGAGATCATTAACATTTAAATGATGATGAAGAATACCCCATAAGCATTTGGCTTGATTATGGTCCATTGCTAGTTCTACTTCGACTTCGAGTTTCATAATAGTCACCTTAAAAAATAAGGCTAATAGAAAACCTAATAGCCTTATCCTTACTAACTAAACATATTGAAAAAACCTTTCTGCTTATGGCCTTTGCTTAGATTAGCAGTAGGTTCCATTTCAGGGTTAGGTACTTCGGGTTCTCCGCTAACAGATCAACCGTTACCATTACCACGACCAGCTAAAAGGGCATCAAGCTTAGAGTTTTGCATTGCGTTGGCAACCGCATCTTGTACGCGGGTATCACATGCCTGGTTAGCTAAAATCTGAGCTAAACCAGCATCGGTTTTAGCCTGATTTTGAACAGCTAACAGTTGAGAATCACAACAGCACTTTGCAGCTTCACGAGCGTTAGCTGCCATTTCTCGCTCAATATCACGCAAGCGGTCAGATGTGCGGAACTCAGCGTTAACAGTCATATCAGACTGACGCTGATCGTGGCTTGTTAATGTATCTATAATTCGGTTATGTCCATCTACAACATTTTTATTTGCAGCGGCAAATTGATTTTGGTCTAACAAGTTTTCAATACTGGCTGATGTCTGACGATTACCGGCCTCAACACGTACAGCATTACTAGAAGCATCAGCAAAATTACCATCGTAACCATAACCATAATTTCCCGCACCAACACCAACACCACCACGACCGATCAAAGATAGTGTAGCTAGCTCACTTGCATTTACTGAACCGTCCATAATAATTCCCCTAGAGTTTAATTAAATTGTTGTTTATTCAACAATGTAAAATTAACCATAGATATTGCTATTATGTAATAAATTAATAATGGACTATAAACCCTATTGTTTATTGATTAATTTTTGATTAAACGACATTTGGCACCGGTCGCATTTAGGCATTACACAGTTTTTACATGATTCATATCTAAGTCCCATATTTCCTGAAGATATATTCTGCTTGACTTGATCTATGTTTAACCCCGTCTTTTTGCTAATGGCATTAAGTATAACCTCAACTTCATTTATCATCTTTTCCCCTCAAATACAAAGGCATAGATAAACCAGCCTTTTGTAATTCTTCTTCTATATATTTGCGCATTTCTGGATTTTCATTAATGAATATTTTTAGGTTTAATAAGAATCCTTCTCTAATAAAATCGCTACCACTTTTGCCGGATATTATTGGCAATATTCGAGTTATAACTTTTTCAGATTCCGTTATAAACACCTTATGATCAGCTGATTTAGCTATATCAATCGGCATGGTTGGTCTACCGCTCATGCAATGATCCTTCTGTCTAGCTGTGACTATCACAATAATATCAGTTAAAATGATATAAACATCACTATAGCTCGTATAACTAACATTAGCGGTAATTAACAAGGTATGGTAAAAGCTTTCCCAAAATGCAATATTAGATTAAACCCACTCATTAACCGCACAACAAGGCTCAAGTATGAATAGCGCTAAATTTATTGCATTATGTTTTGGATTTTTAACAATTACCTCATTGATAGTTGCCCCGATCCTTTCGTGCTTATCTGGTGTATTGTGTGCAAGCGTTGGCGTATGTGGGTATAAGAAGGGGATTAATAACGCTCAGTACGCAATAAGCGCACTAATATTAATCATTATTTCAATTAGGCTAATATGGGTAATGCAATGAAGATATTAAAGAAAGCCGGTATAGCATCCTGGTTACTTGGCTGCGTTTTTACAGTGTTAACCGGTAGTATGGGCTGTTTTGCTGGTGGGTTATTTATTGGCATCATGCTTTTTTCGCTTGACGAAACTCTAAATCACTTCTTTATCTCTCCTAAATAAAAAGGGGATTTCTCCCCTTTAATATTTACTTATCTACTTTTTAAATATTGTAATAGCCCTTTCCTTTACTCTATTAGCTTGCTCGGTACCGAGTGAAGCCTTTGCCTTTTTTATCGCATTTTCAGCGCTTGTTTTTGATAACTGAAACGGTGGAGTCCTTCCAAGTATAAGCATCTTTGCATTCAATTCTGAAACACCTGATCGCCTTAATGTCTCAAGAATATCAGCCTGTTTCATGCCTGAGTTTTTAGCAGACGATACAAGTCTAATCATTTTAGCAAAGGCTTCCTTATGTTGGCGTTGTGCCGAGTTGAATGCCGATGTTAGATCGTCATCGCTTATCTCGTTAACATTCTGTATTTCTTTCATGATCGTGCGGTTAGCATTCTTAATCATGTCAGAAAATTCAAACGTCTTATAGTGAAGCGATGTTTTAGGGTCCATGGTAGACATGCGCCAGCCTACAAGAGAAAGCATTTCTTCTTCCATCTTGTAAGGTTTTCCAGAGCTACTAACCTGACCATCTAATGCTTTATGTATTCTTACAGCATTACCGATAAAGCCTGGTGCAACAGTTTTACCAAGATGCACCGCTATATCTGCTAGTTGTTCATCTGGTGCAGCATTATCGTTATACACCATGCCGCCTGAACCTTTCTTATTTGCCATCACCTCAAATATTGATTGAGCCACAATGTCGGCACCCAAAAATGGCGATATTAAATCAGATAAAGCACTAACGGCAGAATCTTCCCATGGTTGGTTGCGCATCATTGCAGTGAATGGGCGCTTAAAATATCCGTATGGATCAAGGAATGACATATCAAAGTATTGAAGATTTCCTTTTTCGTCACGGCCAACATAAGCAAAGGTTGAGTTCTTTTGCCAAGGCGCAGACAAATCCCTCACCGCTTCTTCTTCATCATCGGTAACACCTAGCATTGCTTTAGTTGCAGCATTAAGCGCAAAGAATGCTGATGATACAAACGCAAGTCCAGCCATTCGCTTATAACCTAACGCCCTCATTTTTGGGTTAGCACTTTTAATATCGCTGGCAACAAGCTTAACCATATTGATACTTGTTCTAACTATCTCCGCGGGGAAGCTTACAAAAGTTCCCGCTAGGGGAAATCTAGAAAGCGATTTAATAGCTTTACCTGTCATTGAGTAAGTAGGGTAAGTGTTACGGATACGCTTAGCAGCTTCAAGCTCGGCCCCTTCAAGGTTCATACCCGCTTTGATTAATGAATCCTTTTCGTTTTCAAAGCCTATGATTTTCCAGAAGTCATCACCGAAAGCATAAAAGCTTTGAGCAAAATCATTCATCTTTTTAAAGCTCTTGAGTCCACCTTCACCAAACTTTGAAGATAATACGTCCTCAATATCAGAGTCTTTAAGTAACCTTGCCATTTCCTTTGCGTAAGGGGTGTCATAGACAACGCCAATGCGTTTAAGTTTCACAAAGTAATCAATGTCAGATTGTGTAGCAGTGCCTAAAACCTGCGTTCTTACTGAAGCCATAGCCTGTTTAACTTTTGATAAATCAAAGTGACCATTAGCAAATGCGAAAAACATAGCTGATTGAAAGTTACGTGCTGCAGTCGTTGGCGATAAAACGGTTTTGCCATACTTAACAGCACCATTAATTCTAACAATGGTCCTCATTAAATCTGACATTTGTTCACGGCCTAACGCATCTTTAAATGATTGCTCAACTTCTGGAAAAGTCCAAAGCCCATTTAAAGGCGAGTAAGTTTCTGACTGTTCGCCGGCTATCTGCTTAGTTGCATTAGCTGGACGGTTTTTGCCTTCAAACAAAAATGTACCCATACCAATGCTAAGTACGCGATCAAGAAAGCGCTCATTCCAAACTAAGCGGCCCATTTTGGTAGCTGACTTAACATAGTTTATGCGTGGGTCATCATACTCACCAAGTAAGGCACGTATCTCAGGATCAATAACTTTCTTGCGCATTAATATGCTCAAGTCTTTTGCACCTAGTTTGCCTTCAGCGACAAATGATTCCATTGAGTCATAAGCGGTACCGGTCTTTAGTATCTCATTAACAACAACATCAGATAGCCTTCTTGCTTCAGCATTTGTTTCGCCTGACTCGACATAGCGATCAACAAAGTAATCACGAGCAGCATTAACTGTTTCAGTTGGCACCTTCTTAAACCAGTTAGGATCATCAAATGCTTTATATGAGCGGTTGACATACGATCCAATGTTTTCAGATATACGAGCTAATAAGGCTTCATCCTTTTCGCTTACACGCCCGTCAACTTCCATTGTTCTTGCCATCTTATCGAGTAGGTTAGATATATACTCGTGAGATAGGGCGTCAATACTCTGCCTCATTGCAACAATAGAAGCTTTAACATTGTTTGGTATGCTAGCGTCAACCTTTCCAGATAAAGCAGCGCTAAGCTTGTTTTTAACGCCTTGCGGCAAATAATCAAATGAACTTTTATAGGCGGTTTGCACTGCCTTATCAAATTCACTAACCAAATGCTTTGCCGTAAACTCAACAGCTTCAAACTCGTTATCACGGATCACTTGCTCTTTAAACACGCCTTTAGGCAAGAGTCCTTCAGGAGTTAAGTTCCGCTTCAAGATATTTTTACCTTGCTGCCAAATGCTTTTATCTTGCTCCCTAAGTATTTTGTTTTCAGCATTCCAATCATCGTTCGCAGGAGATCGGTTAAATTTAATATCATTATCCATTCGTGATTGATTGCGGCCAATTGTTCTAAACCGTTCACCAATGACGCGGATCATATCTCTTATTTCAGCCTTTGAAATATTGCTACCAATTAAGCCTACTTTTCTAAGGGCTCTAACAATTGCAGCAACAATACGATCTCTCCACTCGCCGGTAATGCCCGGGTCTTTTTCTGAGATTTTAGCAATTATTTCTTCAGCTTTTTGATTATCCGAAAAACCTTCGTAGTTTTTATCAATTTCGGCCCACACATCAGATAGCGATTTGCTGCCTCGGCTTTGGTTAACAAGATTAATAACTGTTTGCCATTCTTCTTGTCCAACAACACGCATTAATCCATGGTGAGTTAAAATCTCATGCCTTAGATTTTCAATAACTGATTTGCTGTTTTCTAGATTTTCAGCCGTGAAAACAACCTCATTCTTTCTGGGATTGTAAGCGCCAGCAATAACAGCATTAGGATCATTCTCAATGTCAAGGTAACTAGATACCTCTGCTTGGGTTTGGAATACGGTTACCTTAATACCTGCAGCACCCTTATAATTTTTAAGGAATGTTTTAGCTATTAGGTCAACGTCTTTTGCCCTCATACCTTTAGACTTTGGATTAGCAATATTAGATTTGTTAAAGACAATTCCCTTTTCTTTAAAGTCATTTTGCTTCTTACCGGCTAAGCGGTTGTAGTTAGATATTTGAGCTTGGTTTTTAATGGCAAGAGGTGTAATCCCGTCCATAGCCTTAACAAATCTTTTCATTTCAGATTCAGTCATAGCCACATCAAGAGTACCGCCACCTTTTACAGCTTGTTCGCCTATAACAGCTTCTATCGCTGGATTTCCCCAGTAAAGTTTACCCTTACTTACACTCTTAGGCATTGACGCAACAAACGTCCCCTCATTGCGCCAGTGGCGGCGAACTACAACAGAGTTATCGTGATTGGCGATACCCATCATCGCGTTTTCTTTATCAGTATTTGCCAGCCAGTTAGATGCTTGACTATGTGATATAGAAAGCTTTTGCGATACATCATCAGCAGGATCAAAAGATCTTGGCAATACCATAGCTTGAATAATTCGGCCATCAGCAAGAGTTATCGGCTTGATCTGCCCTTTAACTCTTGATAGTGCCTGACCTTCAACTAAGTTACCGGTAATAACATAACGTGACTCACGAGCCGGCCTATTTGCTTCTGCTTCAAATCGCGCCTTCATCGTGCTTTCATTATCCCAACGCTTACCTTGCACTGTGCCTTTTTTAGCTAGCGATAAAGAAACGTCAAGCTTGCCAACGCGATCAGCAACCATTAACTTCATTTTCCATTTTGATGCAGAATATGGATTGCCAGATACATGCTTGTAATCTAGTCCAACAACAACAGCAGCCGTTACCGGCTCACCTTCTGCCATGACTATATTTAAGAAGCTGCCATGACTGTACATGCCACCAGCACCAAACAAATTAGTCACTTCAGATACATTAGAATCAAAGTCATAAACTCGCGCTTCAGCATCAATGATTGATTGCTCATATGAGCTGGCATCTTTACCTTCAGACAATAGAAGTTTTCTACGGTCCTTTAACTCATTAACTCTGTTTTGAAGCTTTGTTCTAAACTCGGTATCTCTTGATGCCTGATCAATAGCATCATTAAATACTGATTGGCTGGACTCTGCTTTAACATCAGAGGCTTGAGCCCAAGTTGGTGATCTACCAATGGCCTTAGCGTCGACCTTAGTTAATCGAACTGGATCAGAGAACACGCCGCCGCCTTTTTTGCCTTCAGAAATAATCTTCTGTGAAACTGGTGCGGCATCTAGATCTAACTCAGTCATGTTAAGTTCATTTTGCCCGGTAGAGTCAAGGTATGTAATCAAGTCTCGATATTCACCCTCAATAACCTCTAATACTTCTGTTTGTACTTTTACAGGCAAAACAGCAAGCTTACCTAGGAAGTAAACTGCAGTGTCAACATCAGGAACACTAGTTAACTTAGGGCTAAACTGTCCTAGGTAATCAAGGTTTGAGTCAACAAACTCTTTAACCACCTTATCGCCATAAGCATTTAGCAGATCAACAGAGTCAACACTAGTTGCTGATTCTGTATTACCTGAAGTATTAGCATTAAGTGATGACATTTTTTTAGATAAAACAGCCGCAGGCCTTTTTTCAGAAGGAAGATCTAGCCATAAGTTTTCATAAGAAGGTAATGAAACCTGTCCTGTTCTATTTGTTCGGCCAAGCATTTGCATATAGACGTTTATGTCTAGTGATGGTTGCGCCACGATCATGTGCCTAGGTGATTGCTCTGAAAACTTTTCACTAGAATGAAGCGATAGCCCAGTTGATCCAGCTTGGTTTAAAATAAGAACATCAAGTGAACCATCATTAAACCTGTCAATAACTGCTCGTCTATCCATTTCATTTGCTGGTCTTGGGATGATTTTGTTGTTATCGGCATAATCAATCATTATGTTTCGACCGGTAACTTCGGCAACCTTATAACCCGCGCTTGTTATTTCATGGCGAATAGCATCTATTGGTGAACCTGGTATTGACTCACTGCCCATTGCCTTTATTTCTTGCAATGCTCTAGAGTAAAGTTGTTGGATAATAGGATCATTAACCTTGTTTATAGGCATTCTTACTTTTATGCCTTTCTTCTCGCCAGGTTCTTTTACTGAATAAGCTAATACGCCATCGAGTGCATTTTTTAGCACTGTGCCATAAGACATATTTGAAGCATTGCCGCCAATAGATAAAGCGTTATTGTTCATGTAGCTTTGCAGTGCAGATCCCAATGTATTGTCAAGTGCGATAACTGGTCGCTTACCTTGCTTAATTGCTTCAATAGCAGCTAATCCAGCCTCTTTAGCTTTTAAGCCTAGTGATAGTTGTGAAATATTATTGTGAACGACTGAGCTAAATGAAGTCACGTTGATATTTGAGTCAGCCTTATTACCACCAACGGAAGTATCAAGGCCGTGTTTTTGTTGTATGTAGTCTTTAAGTGATGTTTCAACATACTGAGCCCACATTGCAGACATATCTTGAATGGTTCTAAGTACAGTAGTGGCCTTATCAAATGACTGAGCAGTTTTGCCGCCCTTATCTTCAATGACTCTATTTTTTATGTTGATACCATCAAATGAACGCTCACGCCTTACCATTTGACCAGCTTCAGAAAGCTTGCCGGCTATATAGGTTTGCATTCCTAAACCACCTGAAGATATTGCATCAAGCAAAGCTTGCTTGCTGTCAGTGGCTAGGCCTAAGTCAGTCCTCATGTATAGCATCATGTTATCTGGACGCTTAGCATACGTTGCCGATAGATAAGTAACACCATGAGATCTAAGTACAAGATCTTGGAATATTTCACCAGACTTTGATTGGCCAGCAGCGGAATGCGATTCATCCATGATTAAAATTGCGTTTTCAGCAATCTTACCTAGAAGCCCAGACTTCAAGCCTGATTTGTCTGAGGATATCTGCGAGTAAGTAAGGAATAAACCGTCATAACCTTCTGGCAATCCATCGGGTGTAACCTTGCTTAGAAGTGCTTTTCTCTTTGCGTCGGTATGGTTAAAAAGCTTTTCACCGCCTTTAGATACAAAGCCTTTGTCATTATTCATAATCAAAGGAGTAAAGTTTTTCACGCCTATATCTGCAAGATCATCATGCATGTCGGTAAATAGGTTTGGTTTTTGTGAGATAAAAACGGGGATCTTACCTTGCTGCATTGCATAGCGAATAATGCCAGCAGCTTGACGGCCTTTACCTACACCAGTTTGATCGCCAATGATAATAGCTCGGCCTTTTTCAATGTTATCAATAGCAAGTGCAACAGCATCAGCCTGTAGCGCCATGAATGCGCTATACATTTCTTCTTTATCAGAATACCCAAGCTTATCAGTAACATAGTTATCAACACTTCCATGCCTTACGCCAATATCAATCAATGCTGATTGGATTGATGAAGCCATGTTGCTAGGTGTTAATACCTTGTCATTAAACCCGCCTGAAGCAGTTTTGTAATGCGCTTGAAATTCGTTAGCCTTATCAACCTTAGTATCAACTTTAACAGGGGCAGTATTACCCTTTAGGTTTTTATTGCTAGCTAAAGGTAATTCATCGGCGTTAGCTGATTCGACATTTGCCTTTGAGTCTGGCTTGCTTCCTCTAACACCTTTTTGTTCGACCAATCCAGTTGACTTAATATCTGGCTGGCTTGCGATTGATCCATCAGTAGGCTTGCCAATTGGCTCGGGTCTTGTTCTTCCGATTCCATCTGACTTGATAAGTCCTGCCTCTCTATCACGCTTAGATCCGATATCATCATTTCTAGGCTCGACTCTAGGTTTTGAATCGCTGCTGCGTAGGTCGGTGTTTCCCCCTTTGTTATCGGAAACAGTACCATTGCTTTTTGCTCGTCCGTTAAATTTGTTGCTGTCGGAACTAAGTAAACTAGCATCGCTGAACTTTTCATATAATTCACTCCAAGACTTAACTCGATTTACTACACCCTTTATCGGTGCGAACATTCCGGTGCCTGTTCTAACTCGACCACCGATAACAATCATCTGTGTAGGGAATCCTGCACCCTGACCAGTGTACAAGCTACCATCTACTTCAACGTGAAGTTTAACGCTATAGTTTGAATAAAGCCAATTTAAGAATGCCTTTTGATTACCTTTGAAAACACCAGGTTCTTTCATGTTTGCACCGATGATCAATGTAGCTCGGCCATCGTCCTTCATAGCTTCAAGCGCATTGTGAGCAATAACATGATCAATCTCTTTCAAGGTTACTAGCTTGCCGCTGTAATCATTAAAGGTGACAACTGGACGCTCGCCATTGTCATTTTTTGGCATTGGACCAAATGGAGGGTTAGCAATAACAGCGTCAACCTTAGTGCCAATATTGTTTGCGGTAGCATCATTCACGGTAACGTTGTAACCCGTCCAAGCTAGGCTAGACGCTCTAACAGGATCAAGCTCATTAGCCATTGTTAGTTTAGGATTGGCTGTAATCAACAATAATCCATTACCTGCAGTTGGCTCGTAAACAGTAGATAGCGAATCAATTCCGGCGCCCAAATTGGCTAGCAGTGCCATAGGTGTAGGAGTGCTATACGCTTGCAGGTCGCTTGATTTAGCCGTTCTAACATCAAGGTTAGGTTGTGACTTATAATCATTAACCGCAATGTCATATGCTGATTTAATTGCCTTTAGTGAGCCATTACCAAGAGACAGTACGGCACCAATTCTTTTGCGGCGAGCAACAACTGAAACCGTTTCAAAAGCTTCTTGAATGATTTTAAGTTGTGAAGCAGTAACGTCAGATGGCTTAGAAAGCCCAAAAGCCTTAGCGCCAATAATCTTTAAGTCATTATTGTTTTTAGCCTCGAACCCGCTGGATACTTCTTTTTGAACAAGGTTTAACACCCGCTCATTTTCACTGCTTTCATTTACTTCTAACGTTTCACTTACGTTAGGCGCTGGATTTAACTTTAATACATTAGCTTCAGTTATACCGCTTATCTTGAAAACTTCTCTGCCAACTTTAAGCTGTAAATCAGAAACAACGTTTCTACCTTTCCCGTAGTTGCTGCCGTGATAACCATGCTCAACTGATGCTACTATGTCTTTTATATAGTCATCTACATTTTCATACTGGTTTCTTGGCCCTGTTGATGACATAGCCTGTCTGATTCTGCTAGCAGACCTTTCGTTATCAGTTAGCTGACCCCATGTTCTATCACGGCCAAACGCTGTTCCAAGGTCAATATCTAAGTCGTCAAGATCTTTGGCCTCAACCGCTTTTACTGGCTTTGGCTTATCTTGTGAAGCTGAACTCTTAACATCAGATTCAAGCGCTGAAATATCGGTATACCCATCGGTACGAGATAGAACATCGTTAATAACCTTATTGCTTAGCCCTGCTTTAATATAATCAGCACGAACACCTTTAAGGCTAGGTTTTTTAATTCCAGCATCTTTGTTGGTTTGAAGCCTAGAAGTTATAACGTCTTTTATTTTATCAATGATATCTAAATCTTTATTTCCCTTATTAGGTACGCGGTCTTTATCTGTCAATGATCCGTCACTTACTGACTCAATAACTTCTGACAAAGGCTTTTTAGGTTTTTTTCTGAGTTCTTCTATCTTGGCTTTGCTTACTGCTTCATCTTCAACTTGAGTCGTTTTATTTGACTCTTTGCCTTGCTGAATCAAATAAGTTACAGCCCATGAAAGATCATCAATCTTTTTGGTTGTGGCTTTGTCATACATATTAACGCCGCCTGATTTATTTCTATTATCAGGGTCATTAGTCAAGTCGGTGATCCACTGGTTCAATTCTTCGCCAGTGTAATTTTTTGATAGTTCTACTCTATCCCATCCAAATGTTTTTCTTTTCTTAGGTTGAATATCACTTGAACCGGCTTGGACTTCAGAGCTTGGGAACTCTTTAGCCAAAGGAATAAGATCAGCGATAGGCGAGTCAAGCTGAATAACTTTAATTTCTTCACCGGCTTCACGCTTAGCTAACCATTGGTGATGCCCGTCTAAAACGTAATTATCAGACGATATAAGGATAGAACGATCACCGCCCTCATAACCCATAGCCTTTTTAACTTTAGCTTGTGAGAACTCCGCTTGAGTAGGTTTAAGCGTATCCGCTGAAACAGTTTTAGTTTCGTGGGTTACACCTTTGCCTTTCATAAAGTTAACTAACGCGCCTCTATGCTCAGCTTTGATTTGTGGCATTTCAGAGCGAGGGATATTAAGCGTTTTAGTTTTTTTGGCAAAAGCAGTCCATTCTTTATCAATTTTTGCACCGGCAATATCGCTAGCAATACCAGACTGTTTAACCGCTGGTATCACTTCAGGTAAAGTTTCTTCCGCTTTTGGTAAAGTATTTTCCACTACTGGTACTGTTTCTTCAGTTTTTAGTAAATTACTTTCCGTTTTTGGTAAACTTTCTTCCGTTACTGGTTTTGCTCCGGCTGTTGTTCCTTGCGTTGTTTCGCTCGGGCTAACCCGCTCTGAAGTGATTCCTTCAAGTTGCTGCGTGGTTGGCTGATTAGCTTTTTGAATAGCGGGCTTTGCTTCTGCATAGGTAGTTACTCTCTGTTCTGATATGTCGCTTAGTTTGGCTAATAGGCTAGGTAGTGAAACCTTACCCGCTTCGTATTGCTCGATAATGCTGGTTGTTGCTTCAAAGTCAGTATCACCAGCAGTCGATACAAGTTCATCAAGGATCACTTGTTCTTCATTGTAGTGATCAGGCATTTCATTAAGCATGTCGCTATACGACTGAGAATCGGCCAAGTGAGCATCACTGCCGGTTGCATCTTTCATCAGCGTATTAAAATCATTCACCCGCTTTTCAGCACGTAAAGTACGGTTGCTTTCTAACTTTTCTTTTGCCTGCTCTGCACCTTCAGTACGCATGACGTTAATAGTATCAAGCATATCTTCAACGACTTCAGCTTGTCGCTTGCCAAGTGGCTCATTATTCAAAGCCTTGTTTACTGCGATGTTTAATTTGTCGGTGCCGCCCAACTGCTTGGCCCATGACTTAACCATTTGAGCATCACCGGTAAGCATTTCGGCATCGGCTAAGCTTGAGTAATGCGATTCTTCATTGTTAGCTTCGCCGTAAAGCATTTCAACAACATCATTGCTATCAAGCTGCTTTCCTTCACGGTTAGTAAATCCAAGCTCGTGCAAGCTTTCTGCCGCATCATCAAAGCTCATTTTACCTTTAGCTGAAAATGTCTTACTGCCTTTGAACATGGCAGGATCAAAACCTTCAGACTGTGCCGCACTGCGACTTAGCCCACCCATCTTTGCAAGGGCTTCGCTCATTGTGTCTGTTTGGCCGCTAGGCTCAGTTACCTTAGCTATGCGACCAGATAACCCGCCAAAGTCTGATAATGCTTTACGGTAGCCGTTATTCATCATCTTTGAGGCGTTAGGCTTACCTTTCATTGCAGCAGGGATCTTGGCCTCTTTTGCATTTTGCAGGTATTCGAGATCCGCTTGCTCGCGATATTCTAATTCGCCAGGCGTTGGGCCACTTTCTCGCTTTGCACCAATAACCAGCTCTTGTGGAGTAGGGCTAAAAGGTCTTGATAATCTTTCTTGAATATCACCGGCACCAGACTCAACTCGTTTCTTGTCCATGTTCGCACGTTGCAAATCAAGGCTTGCCTCTAATGCTGCTCGGCGTTCTGGCACTGTCATGTTGCTGCGATCAACCTTGGCAACTTCTTCAGGTATGATCGGCGGGGCCTCTTGCTCAGGTTCTAGATCGACAAGTTCATCCACTGGCTGAGAAGGTCTACCGGTAACTTTATCAACTACACCACCACCAGCACCAAGGCCACCACCAATAGCAGCACCCATAACACCGCTTTCAACGGCATTTTTGGCAACACCTTTCATTGGGTCAATATCTTGCCCTGCAATATCAATAAGCGTTAAGTTTTGCGCATACTGTTCCATTGCGCCTTGCGCTGCTTCCGTTGGAGCTTCTGCCGCAACACCTGAAAGCGCTTTTTTAGCGATGCCGCCACTTAGCTTACCCGCAACAATACGGCCCAATGTCGCATCACCGATAAATGAAGCTAAAGCGTTTACAGTCATTAACGCTGGATCTTGCATAATATCTTTTGATGCTTTCTCGGCTGTAATTGTCCTAGCCAAATTAAGCTTTTGCTTTGAAGTCATGCCGTCGTTATTAGGGTCTTCATCAATGTTTAAAAATGCTTCTTTAAATGATTCAGACTGAGAAAGGTCACGCCACGGTAAGTTTTCAATAACCTCTCTTACTTGAACACCTGATCCACCTTGAGCGGAAACAGTTGAAGCAACAGCAGTAGGGGCCATCATTGCAGCATTTGCTATTTTATTAGCGGCAATTTTTGCACCTTCAGGCGTAAGGCCTTTTGCAATGCCATTGGCAAGGGCTATATCATAAGCCCCTTTATAAAGAGCTTTACCACCAAGACCACCAGCAATGAGATCTGGAACCATACGCGCAATTGTTTCTGTACCTTTCAATATCCAAGTCGATAACTTTGTTGCATTATCGGTAAACTCTAAATTGTCATTAATTAGCTCACCTTCAAGCTGTTTTCTAGCAGTAACTGACATTGACGATCTGATACCTTCCTGTGTTTCACGAAATTGTTCTTGAGTTTGACGCTTACCACTTACAAGTGCATCACGAATAACAGGAACGTAATCAGCCAATGAAAGTAACATGCCTGGTGCCGATGTAGCCGCCGCCCGTCGCATTTCAGGTGTTTGGATTATTTCCGATGTTGACTCAGCCCATCCAGTAACACCACTAGCTGCAGCTTTAGCAACATCAGAAATGCCAACTCCTTCATTAGCAGGCGCTTTAACCTCTTGCATTGCTAGCTCAGGCTTTTCTCTTTCTTGTTGCTGCTCTTGGGTCAACGCTGGACTTTCACCGGCTTTAACCTTAGCCATTTGATTTTGCCAAAAACCTTTCTCGGCCATGATGATTACCTATTTAGTTTAATGAACGTTAATAATACAGCTAGGAGGGGGATATTAAAATAAAAGCCTCTATTATTGAGGCTTTTGTTTTAGTTTGATTACTTGCTTAGCATATCAGCTAAGTCATTAGCTTCTTGCTCGTTGGACCAATCCATATATATCTTATCAAGTTCACTTGGGCTAAACGCATCGAATGGGCTTTCTCCACTTTCGGAAGCATATTCTTCACCGCTTTTAATAAATGCTTTTTTCTTTGGGTCATCAGAGGCCCAAGTTTCAACATTAATTGTTTTCTGCCCACCGCCTCTAGGAGCAATAACAGAGCTCGATCCATTACCGGTTTCTTTTGGCTGCATTACTCCATAACGTTTACTAACTCCTGATCGCAAATCTTTATACTGACCTGAAATGTTGGCTACTGTCTCTGCCTTTTGTACAGGGTCCATAAATGAATCGGCATTAATCTTAGCAAGCTCTTTGGCTTCATCACGATCAATACGACCTAGTTCGCTAAGATATTGACGCTTAGTAACTTCAGCACTTGAGTTAGGTTTAGCAGGAGTGCCACTGTAACGCATTACGGCGTTTTGTAAGTCTGATTGATTATAGGCACTGGCCATACGAACATAGCCCTCAATATTATCCATGAACTTAGCTACCGGTATAATTTTTACAGGATCTTCAGGATCTCGGCTTCGACCTTCTGTAATTGGCGCTAGGTAACTTGTACCATCATCAAGTGTAACCTTAACATCAACAACCAACCCTTGATCCTCATAAGGTATGATTGTTGATATTTCCTTATCAACAATAGTCTTACCAGAGATAGGATCTTTCTCACCAACTCCACGCTTAATATCAGGGGCCATTAATACGCCTAAAGACTGAATGAACTCAGGCTTATTAACATCAGCAAGGCCAATACTATTAGGTCCGTCTTTATTGGCCTTTTGTACTAAATCGCCTACATGATCATAAGCGGTTTTAGCTGCCTTACTATATTCAGGCTTAGCCATATACACAGGATCAAATCGAGTGCCTTTGGCTTGTTCCATAAACTCAGGCGAAAAATCACCAC